GTTGACACACACACACACACACACACACACACACACACACACACACACAGAAATGCCCAGGGTAGCTACCCTGGGCATTTCTACGTTAATGTGTAGGTAAAACTAGACTAATGACTATCTCCTGGACAATTCGGTATTTGATATGCCTACCAGATACCGAATCTTGAGTCATCAGCTTCTGAATGGCGTCAACCGCTCCGCTTACTGTTTCGTGCCAATCTTGAACTCGTACCCAATTCCAGTCCGGACTACCTTCTACGTATGATTCCACGTAGAATTTGATCAAAGTAGAAGATTCTGACATATCAACTATCATCTTTCCCATTACGTACGTGTGCTCAGCGCGTGCTCATTTGCCACGCCACCAGCCACAACACGATGTTGCGATCCGCGCCCGGCTACCAGGCCGGGCGCGGCCATCTACAAATAGGTGATCTCTTCACGTACTATCTCATGAACAAGGCGAAAATCGTAATTAGGGTACTCCTCTCTACAAGTCGAAGCGAAACCTTCAATGCCTTCCTGGTGTACTATACGTTGATCAACCAAATCCCAATTTTCAGTACCTGATTCTGACTTGTGTCTGGATTCAAAATACCAACGGTGTCTCTCTTCCGTTTGAATGTCCTGATCTGCCATAATTCACCCTCACTAATGAACCTTTGATCTTCCATGGGTATGCTCGGGAACTACCCGAGCATACGGCAAAGCTGATCAATTTACGGTTGTTTACGGTTCAGGAACCGGCATTACCAGAACTTTGAGCGTGTCTCCGAGACTTCCGGTTAGCCATTTGAGCACCCTGCGCATTCCGTGGTCCCAACCGTCCGATGGGACCGCGTACAACCCCCACGGATGTAGTCCCTCCTGGTCGACGGAATGCACTTCCGCCAACCATCCGGTGGAGATGATGGCATCCCTAGCCGACGCGATAGTACTGGCTGACGGCAGCTCACTGTCATCGTGCCAATCGTACGTACCCTGGATTTGTCCTACAGGACCATCCAGCAATCCTGCGGTAAGTTGATCCATCAGATTTTTGAGATGATCTCGAATGGTTTTCTCATATGCTCGTACCGCGTCCAGACAATCGTCTAGACCAGCACGTACCAATGCACTGAGAGGGACTTCAATTACAGAAGCCATAGTATTGAGATTTGGAGTTAAATTAACCCATGGGTACTGTTTAATCAGATCCATTAGCATGTACAATTTACTGGAAAAATCTTTTGATTTTGGAGGTATTGAAAGTCCATTTTCATCTGTGTAGATGGGATATCCACACAGAGTTAGTATATTTGCCAGTCTGGCAGCATCCAATGTGTAAATATCTTTATCACATCTGATTACAGACTTGTCACCAGGTTTCAGGTCGTATGTGCCAGAAATCCCGAGGATGTCTTCAATCAGAGACAGGATCACATTTCGATGATCAGTAATCTCATCATTTATCATTTTGGAAATTTCCTCAGCTTTGGCGTACTGATCAGGTCCAGCTACTGGCGGACGTACCTTACACTTCCAGTCCTGGGAGAGTTCCTCCCACTCCCGGACATCACCCGGTAGAGGCATTCTAGAACGCGGAAGTTCAAGCAGGTCTTCAATGTGCTCGCGAGCCAGTAGACCAGGGAGCAGTCCCACAATCATGTTGGCTACCGACTGTCCAACGAATTTAGTGACCTCCAATGTGTGCCTGGAGGCTACAATAGCCTCTCCTGGTGTATCAGGGACTGCGTGAAATCCTCCAACCCCGTAGTCATCCATCCGCGCTTCGACGCGGGCGGATAGCCGCCACGGTCGAGGGGAATGTTCCCCACCGTCCGACCACACCGTCAGATCACCCTGACAGAACGCCTCTATACCGTACTCAACTGGTCTGGTGGCTTTCGTATCATGATCCCATTCCAGAACGAAAGAGACGTTTCCTCGATAGACCGCGGACCGCATTGAGGCCATAAGACGCTTGAGGATTCCATCGATAAATATCGAATCAGTGGACAACGCCCAGGACAGGGTCCGAGGAAGCTCTCCGGTCTGTTCCATATACAGCTGGTCAGCATCCACCTCAATGATTGGAATGCTTGGAATGCTTGGAATGCTTTGAGTCTCTGCACTAGACATGATGAACTCCTGATTTGATATTTGTGCTGACCGGACGGTCACTGCGATATCCGTATAGTTCATACGGATACCACAGAAACTAGCCGGAGTAGTCCTCATACTGCTGCTTATAGCTGTACTCCCACTCCTGTTGCTCTACCGTGAGCCTCGTGCGCCCACGGTGCGGGGTATCGTTGTACAGCGGGTGAGATGATCTAGCATCTGTGTAGCGTAGATTCTTGCATGCCCCCCCTGGATCCGCGTTGCAAGTGGCACAATACCCGTACACATTCCAATTAACTCTTCTGTATTTGACCATCTGAGCACAACCTCTCGTTGACTAGGCTCCAAGACCATGTTCAACAGAGTTGAACATGATCCAAAAATCTAGTACCAAATACCGTCCCACTCTCCGTTACTCATTGCTGCGCATGCCGCGCTGTACGCCTGCGCTTGTTGTGTCCGTGCTTCGTCCCATTCGGGACATTTGCCGACGATGGTCCATCCGTTACGTTGTGGACCAACTGGGTTTGGTCCTGTGTATTTGAACTCAAGATCGTAACCCTCTTTTGATGTTATTAGGTCCCCATGTCTGACTACCGTCGTCGGGTCCCTGATATGAGAAATACATGCGACACACCGCATCACACTCGTTGAGTGTCGGCGCTTTATACCCAGCGAGGTGTTGTGTCAGGTACCCGATCTCCCTTCGCAGTGTGTACAGACACGCGTACGGGCTCGCCTCTGTGCCATCGCGGAATCGGTTGACCATCTCCCGTATTCCTGGTAGCAGTGCCTCTAACGTGTGTGAAACCTGTACAGTGCACTCCCTGTCGTTCTTTTCTGACATTTCAGTCTCCTTCTGTTGTGTACTTGATCTTCCATAGCCATGTTCAGTAGGACTGAACACGACTAAAGCAGATCAATCAAATATTTTCCAGCTCAAAAGGTTGAAACCAGTAATTTGTTACGGATCCGAATCTATCAGTCACACGTACCACGTACCATGCAACAAGTTGTCTTTTCGGACTCAAGACGATATCTACTATTTCTCCGACACATCCAGCCACTTCTGGATCCTGATCATTGGTGTCTGCTATCCGTACCTGCGCACCTATTTCAAACATGTCAAACTCCTGTCACTCGTGATTTGATCGTTCATGTCGGTGCACGTACGTGATGCGGATGTACGTGCACCGTGCAAAAATGATCAAACTAGCAGAACCTGGTAGCGCAAACAGGTCCCATGTTGCGAGCTAGGGACTCCGGATCGCTCAGCGGTGCGGAGCAAACCGCACAGCGCGTGAAGATCTTTCCGAACTCTTGAGCCGCTGCTTTAGGGTCGTTAGTGATCTTCTTTACTGCTGCGTACACCCACTCCATTTTCATGGACTTTCTTCTGAACGTTTTTGGTGCGCCGACTACGTGATAGACGCGCTTGCGCCCGTCCTTGCCGGTCTTGATCTGGAAGAAGAAGTGTTTGCTGCCATCTTTCGCTTCCAGCGCGTAGTAAGCGTCCGGAAGGTCCCTTGTCATCTTCCGGATGGCGTCCCATGATGGCACCTCTACCGGCTCTGATTTGGTCGTAGCGGCCTGAACTTGCACCGGCCGTATGGCTAACAAGGCTTTGATTGTCGAGTCCGCCATGGAGTCGCTGATGGTGTCTGCGTACAGACCGCCCAGAAGGGTGATGGTGTCCAAAGCGATTGTGCTAGTCAGTTGTGAGACATCCCTGGTCTCTAGAAGTCCTCTGATGTACTCGACCTGCCGGTCTGAAGCCGGTCGCGTGTCTCTGATGTCAATGGCTGGTGCACTCATTGTGGTCTCTCCTACCTAAATCCTATCAACTATCCCCCGTGTTCCGCGGATGCCCGGGTCATGATCCCTGTGTCAGTCTGAAAGCTGAAAGCATCCTCTGTACTACATGAACTGTGGCATCTTCGGGTTGTGCGTTCCAACCTGCCATCCGTCACATTCGTGTTCGGTGCCCGTAGGCGCGACACCTCCTGTGCCAGAGAGTGTCCCCTCGACATCCTCTAGGATGTCCGTGTCAGATCGCCTTGCGACCTGTACACCACAAACATCGCAAACCGTGATAAACATGATGTTTTCCATGTCTTTATCCTCACTATTAAGTGATCTTTTGTGGTTCGTATGGTTTTGTCAAATTACTTGAAGTGAACCTTTTCCCTGGATCCCCTGTCCCGGTTGCCCGTTCCCTCGTGGGCATGTCACTACACTAGCACGTGATAGGGGAATGTCAAGCTAGTGGACGAGCATCTTTCAAGATTCTTTAGAGACTTGTGTTGACCAGGTAATATACATGAGTATAGATAGAAATCACCCCGGGCATGTAGTCTATCCGGGGTGATCAGTGCCCTATTCTTGAGAGATATTAGGTATGCCTAATATCTCTATCCACTATTTTCTATCTACTATTTCTAGTATGACGGACTTCCTGTACAACTTCCGCCCACCTGGCGTTAGTGCGTATGGCAGTTTACCGGACTTAGCCCAGCGAGTTATCGTAGTTGGATGCACATTGAGTAGTTTTGCTGCTTCTTTAGCCTTAAGAAGCTCTTCATCTCTTAGATCATCACTTATCATAGTTGCCTCTTATTGTGTACGTATCTGGTATTTCTAGCATTACAATGCTACCATTTGTATTCCGGTGGACGACGACATCGGACAACATCTCGTGCTCGTCCTTGGTACGGTCTATAGATCCAGGCACATCTAGTTCGATATACCAGTGTCCAGTACTATCTGTTTCCGGCAGCATGAGACCAGCATCGTCTAGCACTTCGAAAATATCCTGCGCTAGACGACTGGCCTTTTTGAGGGGCACTCCGCCATGAATTAGCGCATCGACCAACATGTTGATGATTTGCTCATCAGTCATTTTCCATCTCCAACTCCACAACCGTCACATCTACCTCTGGGGTCTCTGTCCACGTCCTCCGGACTATGCGGTACTGATGCTTCGGATTCAGCGTTACCATCGAGTATTGGCCAAAAACCTCTAATGCCTTACTTAGTGTTGGATACACGTAATTTGGCATTTCTGTCCATGGATAGTTAGATGACGCTCTAACTAGCACCAGATATTCAGTAAGTGTCACTGGATCTTTCTCGCTAGGCTCTCGGAAATCTCCAAGATGGCGCTTACTCACAACAACATCCTCTCGTTGCTGTTCAGGACTGGCACAACACCCACAGCATCCGTGTACCCCGTCGTCTCGTCCATGTAGATACGTCAGAGAATCCGGATCGGGATGCCCAACGCCATGGATACACATCCGCTCTATAATTCCCCTGTCCGGCTTCCAGACCATCGGCCACTTCGTCATGTGGTGTTCAGACGGCTCATGTATGGGACAAGGATGAATACATTCGATCATGTCGTGCATGATGCCTCACTTCTTGTAATTGGAACCGATTGGGTAATCTGTCCAGATCTGCTTGTTGTCTGAACAGGTATATCCTTTTTTACCCCATTTGTTCTTAAACTTGATGCACCACTGAGACTTCTTCCAATGCGGCCCGGGCTCGTCACCCTCCCGGTAGTGCTCTATTACTACTCCCCAAGACGTATCCTGTGGAGTCCTCTCGCATGTAGCCGCGGTTGTGAGGAGTAGTACCAACAAGCCCAGGGATGCAGTTGCCGCTGCAACATAACCTCTGATTTTGATTTTGGAATTCATACTCAGTTTCCTCCTACGGGTATTCCCGAAAACAGGTCAATCTGGCTCACCAGATACGCGATTATCGCGTACCCGGCGGCAATTAGTGCACATCCAATCATTACCAGTTTACCGTCAGATGGCACTACATTCACATTTTTGTTGGGTCTGAGCTCGTGTTTTGGTTTCCAATTCCTATGCATTGTGTCTCTCCTATACTCGATATGTGATATGCCAACAGCAGTTGAGTACTGTTGGCACATCAACGTCTATTAGATGCTTGAGAGTTTCATTCTCGTCCTAAGTCCTTTGTTATATAGTTCTGTGACTACCCGTGCGATGCACGTACCAACACCGTTCCTGGTAAGGGCATGTCCTAGGCCCATTCCAATCAGTGCCTGGCTACCCCCTGGATACGTGCTGAGGACCTTGATTACACGCCCTTCATCGGGGATCGCAACTGTCACGTGCCTATGGAAAAATTCCCACAACCCCGACACGAGACGAAAATCCATGGTGGTGTAGTGGTACCCGTACGCTGCCGTAAGAACGTCCACGGTGCTCTCCAACGTCTTCGGAGTACCCCTGGCATACAGCTTCTCAATAGTCCGGATGCTCCGTACTACACGCTCCGCTCCGCGGGCGGAGACAGACCAATCTCGTTCTTCTAGAATCTTGTCAATATCCAGGGAAGCTGGATCCCCTTCCACACACTTGATCAGGAATGAGTCAATGGCATCCGGCTTTGCAGTGTTATTCAGAAGCCTGAACAGTTGTGCCTCTTCCTGGATGGTCAAACCATAAAAAACCTGACATCTCATTTGATAGCCCGAATTCACCTTGCAAACAGCCGCTACGCGGTGTTGCCCGTCAATCACGTAGTATTGACTCTCATCTGTATTACGTGCTGACACGGTGATGAATCCCAGCGCCTCATACTCTAGGTTATGTGCCATCTCCGACACACGAGACATGTTGATCCTACGCTGCACAGTAGGATCAATCTTGAGTTGTGATGCTCTTAGGATCGTAGTGATCGGTCGTTTCATTGATTATCCTCCTTTAGTAGTGACTATGAGAAATAGTCCCCGTTTGGGGTAAATTTCTTTAGTGTATCAATTAGATGCTTAAGATCCCTTCTCGCCCGGTTCGCAAAATCCAGGGATCGGTAGATGAGTACCGGATCACAATCGCCGGATAACTCCGGCACCCTGGACAGAGCAAGGGCCATACCAGCAAGTTCGGGCAGTGTTTTGAGAAGTTTATGCTGTTCTAGGACTGTAAACTTTGTTCGGACTCCCTGCGCTCGCTGGTCTCTCAGTCTATGCAGTCGCTTGTCTGCTTCTACAATCGTGATTCCGGAAGAATCCAGGAGGCGGATGAGTTCCTCAGCTGTATCTGCAACCTCTGGATCATCTGACCATCTTGCTGTCCATATTCTCTTCCCCCGGTAGTACTGAGACTTCGATAGGCAAATGTCACGACACACCGTCTCGGTGATGCTCGGCAATCCGTACCTGGCCCGGTTCCGCGATTTAACTTCGCCTTCTTTCAGTTCCTCCTCTTTTTCCAGGGCATATGCCATTTTCTGGCTGAAGGTCATTTGACATAAACTTACAGGTTCAGGCATTTTGTCCCCATTCTGTTCTGGATCCCCGGGAATCTCGGTACTCAAGGCACAGTACATCAATCCAGGGGGAGGGGCAAACTTAGAATATTGATTCTTCATGTCGAGTATTTATGTGGATTTGTGTAGATTTTTATCGATAAATAGTGTGAATATGGACTAGAAGTTTATGAACGCGTGTTCAGAATGCAAGGATTGCATTTGTGGTTGTTGCAAAAGCAGTAGGGGTAGGCACTTTGCCTACCCCCAACTGGTTAGCGACTGATCAGCTGTTCAGTGTGGTATTCAAGTCCTTCCAAGCTTCACGTCGTTTGTCTACGGCAACTTTGATTTGTAACAGTAAGACGACAGCGGCATGGTCAGCGGCACGTAGCATCTCCTCGGACAACGACGGGTCGTAATTGCATGTCTCCAACTGGTCGACCAGTACGTCGCAGTCGAGGCATGCGTCTATGTACCTTCGTTGAGCCTCTATGATTTTGTTCATGTTGTCATCTACGATGTTCTTCATGTTGTCCTATCCAGATGCTCAATGAGCTTGGTGAAGTCGGATACAGATAGGACTATAGATCGAGAACCATCCTCTACACGAGCGGTGATGCCCTGTGCAGTTGCCCGTTCGATGAGTTCGGTAACTCGCGCGGAACGCTCTTTGTAGAGCTGGTCAGCTTCTTTTTCTTGAAGTTGTGCGGCTGCTCTTCTGACTTCTACCTCTGCCGCTATTTGTTCGTATGGTCCCCGTAGGGATCCAAGGGTGACGACTCGTTGATAGTCGCTATTCCCCATCGTTACTAGAACCCCAGGACCCTTAGGTACTGAGTAGTGACGACCCCATGTACTTTCTTTGTAAGGCTCTGTTGAACAGACAGTAGCCTTATACCCTTCGTGATTTTTCCATTGCCACTCTGTGGCATGATAGAGTTCATCTCCTACGTGGAGTTCACTGCGCTTCATGTCAGATAACCTTTCTGATTAGATGATTTGATCTTCCATTTGGATGTTCGGCAATATCCGAACATCCAGAAAGTAGATCAGATCTCGGTACATGGAATGTGCTCTAGATTGTAGAGACGGTCCTTGTGTAGTTCTGGGGATGAAGCCTTGAGCTCGTTATCAATGGCAACGTCACGCTTAAGCGAGAATCCGTACCGTAGCTCATAGGGAAGGGAGAGTGTCTCCGAGTATACGTAGGTTCCCATACTGTCTTGCATGATGCCGGAGCTTACCCTGATTACGTAGTCTGGGTGACCTCGGTATTGGAGGACAGTTCCGGGACCTACGGTGCCCTGTTCGAGTAGAGCCTGCTCTCTACCGTAGTTACGCACCATCTGGGCTTCCTGACAGACCTGTAACAGCTGGTAACCGTTCATCCGGGTATATCCACGGATCTTCTCATCGCGCGCCCAATTGATCAACTGGGCTTTGGTGTATCCATCGTAGAGTGTCTTAGCCATGATGATCTCCCTAAATCATAAATACTGATCTAAATCTGATGACGATGTTGCATGTAATTTTCAAACTACAATTCAGAAACTGTTCAGAAGACTCCCCTTGTCTCCCTGGCCGTTTTGCTTGCCGCATATAGAATGACAGCTGGAGAGGTTGAAGTCAAGTTAGTGGACAGTGGTCTACGTCACAGGGTAGTGGTTACCTAGCTTCCTAGGATGGTTAAAAAGACAAACGTAGGAGAGGGACTCCCTCTCCTACGTCTATGATCAGTGGCAAGGCCAATGCCAAGTACCTGGTGTCCAGGTACTACGATTTACTACCTGATCATAAGAATCGTGTGGTACGTGCTGGTTGAAGAACATTCCGGTAGGGTTCAGCACGCACAACCCTACAGATTCACTAAATTTGTCATTCTCTGGGTCAATCTCGGTTATGACAGCGGCTCGACATACAGATGGGTACTCTCCATTTGGTGTACCATAGCTTCTGTAATGTACCATCTTAGCGATGCATTCCGGTGTCTGATTCATGCTGATAGTGTACCTTCCTAGGATGGTTGGAATAGGTTGCAGTTACTAATCAAAGAAACTGCAACACGTTAATCCAGGTGGGGGGTGATTTGTAGTTATGTCTATCTATCTGAGTGATCAATAGGATGATGCCACGTACCCGAACACATGAGTGCATCATCCTCTCGTACATCGATAAATGTTTCATTGTCAACGACAAGATCTAGTAGTACTGCCCTCCTACAGTGTGCGTGTAGCCATCCCAGTTCAGCACTTACTACGTTCGAAACATGATAAACTACTGCACGTTTACAGTAATCTTGACATCCGACACCTACGGCACCTTCCGGAACGTAGTGCACGATGTTACCAACTAGTATGTTACTCACTTGGATGACCAACTTTCGCATGCAGATGTTTGCCTAGGCCAATGCCACGTGCTCGTACGCCACCGTGTGACATTCTCCGATAGTCCTGTTGATGTGTACCTGTCCCTTGGGTCCTGTAAGACGTGCTCTCTGAAGTAAATATGTGTCTGAGTAAAGATCGCCAGTCCAACCTCCCAAAAGTGTATCTGAGGGTCATCCTCTGACACATCTGGCAAATCATATCTATTGTGAATGTAAGTGACGACAGCAAAACGACAAACAAGTGAATACCCAACAGAGTAAGCATCCTTTATGTGTATCGCCTCAGTGAAGTGTACATGACTACCAATGAACGGTTTCAATTCAGACATGATGTGAGTATACCATCCTTTGATAAATCAGTGTTGATACATATTTGCAGGTCAGTGCTTTATCTGTATATCTAAATACTTAGGTAGAGACATCTAAGTACATCTACCTAAGTATTCAAATATTCAACTACATACATTTTTACGCTAAGGCGCTAAATCCAGGGGTAGGTGTACCGGTGAGCATGTGACTGGATCTTGCGTCTACGGACGTCTCAGAGTCCTCTACAGAGCCATACACATCCACTTCCACCTCTGGATTAGGTGCAGGATCCAAGGTGGTGGATTGTTTCGCCTTCCAACGTGCGATTGCTCCCATATTGTCATCATCGCTAGGGAATCCCCAACAATGGTAGGAACGTCCCGATTTGACCAGACCACACTGAGCAGGTGGCTTGCAGTGTGCGGTATCACCCGTTCCACATCTATGTGCATCGAATGCACCAATACATGTGAAAGTGTAGTGGCATCCTCCACAATGAGCAGTTGCATAACCATTCCAACGTATGTCACATTTACCACATGAGTGCGGTAATGTCTTTTCTTGCACAGTCTGTATTGTCATATCGAATCTTTCTTTAGTGATTTCACAAATTCTCTCCAGTGATCCAGGAGGAAATAGATACTCGTAACTCCATCTGTTGCACACATGAACGCACCACTACGAATTACTTCCACACATGCTGATGTTGCGCAGTGTGAGGATCTCTTCCGTTCACCGTTGGTGATCATATCTCAATCCTACTCTCCCCCTGGATTTCTGAGGCACTGAAGTGTCCAAGGGTACACCGGACTACCCAGGAGGGGAATTCGTGTCTCTGGCACATACTCCTGAATGCAGAATGGACCGGGTAGTGGCTACCCGGTCCATACGCGTGAGGGGCTACTGCCCAGGGGAGAGGATATTGTTGATCTCTGCCAGTCGAGTCATGAGGCGTTCGCGCTCTGCCCGAAGTGCATCGAAGTCCACACCTTCAGTGACCTCGACTATTTCTACTCCGCCCACCTGGATATCAGTGTGACCAGCTGGAACATCCCTGACCTCTAGGATGATGTTCGAATCTGGATCGACACTCGGGTACCGCATGCTTCCGCCACGTGATGGGAAGCTCCCCTCGATGAGGATTACACCCTCACCTAGGTAGACCTCAGAATCTCTGCTCATACGGCCAGCTATTTCTCGGCCAGCAAACCAGATCTTGGAACCCTTCCCGGATGCTCTCCACCACTGATGTGCATTTATCCGAACTGTAACGACTTTACTATCTGTTCCGTCTGTACCAAAAATCTTTTTGCAGAGGGAACGCACCCTCTCTTCATCTCTGCTGTCAAATATCCATGAGATCGTTCCCCGATCCCATCTGCCACCAAGCATTTTGCACCCTAGTATCCAGGCGGGGTTGTACGGAGTTCCTACATACAGCCTGTTGTTGGCAACCTTGATCTCTACTGTCTTCATGATGTTTCCTTCCTCGGGTCCTTCAGATACGTACAGAGATAGTATGTCACATGACTTGACATACACACAACTGTAGCGACCATCTGTCAGCTACCCATGGACTCAATCAACCGCCATCCTCGGTACGCCCAGGGGGTGTTTGACAGTCAGTGTGGTTACCGGAGTATCCAGGGGGTGAGGCAGATTTGACTACGATAGGTAGTTATTGAGTAGCACTAGGTAAGATTTCTGTCTACTTTGTGTGGATAAGTTCTTTATTAAAGATCATCAATCATCTACACTGATCTATAAACACAGGTCAACACCTATCGTAAATTATCAATGTATTTGATCCACTACAATCTGTAATAGCACCTGGTCAAGTGGCACATTTTCTGGGGTAACCACAAAAAGGTAACCAAGGTAACCAAGTTGGTAACCACGATGATCTTCTATATTGCCTGCTAAAAGTACTAAGATCCCTCTCTGGTTACCTGGTTACTATGGTTACCTAAGAAATATATATATAGAGTTTTGGAGAGTATGTTTGCTGTTAATAGCGTATTGAAATAGGGGGTATCTAATTAACATATGCTATTAGCAGTAAATTATATGGAGCCGTAACGTTCTTATAGAGGGACGTACACAAGAAAATGCGGTAACCACGGTAACCAGGTAACCAAACGCTCTGACCAGGGGAAACTCTGGTTACCACTTTTTTTCGGTTTGGTAACCACGGGAAAAATGGTAACCATGATCTTGAAAAAATTACAGGTAGTAAGCAAATAGTGGCATACAGTCAGAAGATTGGTTACCACTCCGCGTAACTCTCTCCTGGGCTGTATGCCACTATTTGTCTGATATGCTAAGAATGTTTGAACAGCAGAACTAGGTAACCGACCGGGAATCTAGGTAACCAACCGCAATCCAAATTTGCATTTGACAAGTTTCTGTCGGACTCCGTCTACGGTTGGTGGACGTACAGGTTTGGACGTGATGTCACCACGATGCATTGCCGTAAGCCGCTTTCTGAACCATAGTAGGTCATGTGTAGGATTTTGGTACACATGATGATCTATGCACCACAGTGAGAAAGCAGTGAACATTTCGTCAAAATCTATCTTGGATTCCGAATCAACAGCCAATTGATCGTCTGCCCATATCTCCACTGGGTTGCTGTTCAACTTGACATCATCTATGTCGCCCATAGTCTCTGCCGGAACCAGGAAGTCTCCGGCAGTATCAAGATCATCTAGTCCGGTGAGTGCCCAGTTGAGAATCCCTGGCAGCTCCCCACACAGTTGAGCAGTCAGACTGGTGTTCCGCTCTCCCCTGGACAAGCTTTTACGCTTACAGGTGAGCAGCACCAACCTGCGGGTTCCTTCTGCTGTTGTTGCGGATCCGAAAGAGATGTCTTGTGTACCTGTGAAGACGAATCTGGTCTTCAGTTCACCCTTCCATGCTTTGAGGTTCTTACGTCTGGCAGCTGGAGCGTCTTCACCGGTGATGCTGAATACTCGATCTATCACCTTGTTGATCTGTCTTGAAGACCAGTCGGGCTCACCTACAACCGCTAGGGATGTGTTGATCAGACTTTCGGTACCAAATCTGTCTGTAAGCTCATCAAATTCTAAAGATACAGAATCACGCTTTCCTACCATTGCTCGTAATACACGCGCAATAGTCCCTTTTCCTGTTCCACCCTCACCTAGTATGTAGAAAAGTACTTGTTTGTCTGTTCGTCCACTGAGGATATATCCAAACATTTGTGCTATAAGTTTTATTTGTTCACTATCCTTACCAAAGGTTTCTTCCAGAAACTTTATCCATCTTGGACACTTGGCGTTCTTATCATATGCATATGGCAAACTAAACATATTGAAGTGTTCTGGTGTATGTGGTATTAGTTCACGATTATGTAGGTTAAGTGTGGTATTCGTGAATGCTATGGTTCCCTGGCCGTCTACAGGCTCGTCTGTCCGCTGTAGTACGCCCTTGGCAAGGGCAGACATGAGATTTGCGATCTTAGGTCTGGTTGGATCCCACGGAACCTGTTTGACAGCGCCATCCTTACCACGTGCCGCATAGGTTGCATGCTCCGTGGCACGGTACAACCATCCTTTGACTTCATCATTGTCCCATTGCTCCCAGTGTGTACCTTTCCAACGGTAGAAGTCCCCCTGATACCAGGTGACAGACAGTCCCTGTGCTACGCGGAAAGCCTCTACCAGTTGCCTAGCCACTCCCATTGGATTAGAGGGGGAGGGAAGAACTGTAGGGACAATATCCTCGATACTCTGCGTAAGACTGGCGAATTCAGCCTCAACGTGAGAAGTACTCATATTATCTATGACCCCGTCTTCTCCTGGACTTACAGATGCTACGGCCCGCATAGCCTTTACAGCAGTCGAACCTGTACCTACACCATGCATAGGCACCATTACAGGCTCTGATGGTCCAGCGTTGTAATGATCTTTGACGTGAGACCACTTCGCCTCTGCATGCTCGTGTGTCCACGGATCATCAGGACGATAAGCAACGAATGCGTCAACTACTCCGTACAGGATGCCGAGTGCAGAGTCATCGTCCGCGTCACGTGCTCGCAGCGAACATGCCACCCGGTACAGGTGGTCTTCCTGTGATCCATCCGGAATCTCGGAGCATTCCTGTATGTCGAAATCTGAGACAGATACCCGGACACTGCCACCCCTGGACGATCCGGAACTCACAGGGTGCTTCAGGAGGTCACGTAGAAACGTAGGAGCCGCGGGAAGCTCCAACCTACCCTGGACTACCCCAGGACGATTCAGCCAGTCCCAGCGTCTACGGTGGCCGTCGGAAGGGGGTACTACGACGTAGTTGCCGTACCCTCGTAGTTCGAAGTGGTAACCACTGTCCGCTTCCTGGACTGTTGCATGCCCGACAGGACGTGACTGCAATCCAGCTGGAAGACGGTAGGCGATGTGCAGCCCACCTCCGGCAGTGTTGACCAGGTAGGAACATGTGGACAGATCAGGGATGAGTCCAGATGATGCGAAGTCTCTGATCTGTCTCCCCTCTATGTCCACGACTATGACATCTTGAGGGATTACCCAACCGTAGTTGAGTCCAAGGTCAATCCACTTCTTACCACTTGGATTAACACATGTGTGCCACTCATTGAGTAGTTCGTCACTAAGAGGCGGAGTTTCACGCCATCTATGAATTCTAGGTGCTTTGTAGTGCTTATGCTTTATTCTATCATAACAGGCACAACCATGATAATTACGTCCATATAGTGGAATGACTGACTGTCCGGCATCTATGAAAAGGGACAGAGACGCTCTTAGCACTGAGGGAGTGACCATGCTATACTGTACCCATCTTTTGTTGGAGTGAATGCCCATCGACAGGCCGCCAGACCTGATGGGCGTTCATCATGTTAGCAGAAAGTAAGGGCGGAAGATGAATTCATCTTCCGCCCTTATCATTCATGTATCATGTACATGTAATACATCTACGCTTTACCCTTGTAAGGGACGGCGCCAGTAAGACTTTTCGTAGTTTTGGAAACGCTCCCAACCTTCCCAACCAGCTTCTACGTTACGTATCCACCCATCACCTTTAGGCGGATTTTCTGCGTCCCCACCACGCCAACCGATAGTCATGCCGTATTCCCATCCTGGACACGCGAAACTACTGTGCAGCTCAGCTTCACTTTTCACGGGTGATTCAATAGGCTCATTGGTCAATTCTGTTATAGGTACTAGTGCAAATATGGCATGGTCTGTAGTGGGAGCGTTCCCATTTTCAGATGTCGTATAAAGAGCTAAATTTTCTTTGGCGTCTTCAAGTATGCCATATATGAATGTGTCTATGAGATCTTGAGGATTTCCAAGTCTATCAACTTCAGATATGACATATCCACCTGGCTTCACTCTTTGCCGCACATAGTGTGCATAGTTCGTATCAGTCATCACTATTCCCCTGGACCTCGGGTGTACCGGATCACATTCGTTTCCAATCGACATTTCTCCAGATACCAGGAAATCTGGTATCCTTGAACGTTAGTCGCATCAAGATAGTCACCATCAGCGACCAACCATATCCAATGGTAGGAAGTGCTGGTATCCATTCGTGGTGGATGACCCCTATTGCCAGCATGAAGAAGTATGCATGTGCTAAATTCAGGTACAGTAGCACTGAAAATTGTAGATACAATGCGTAACTTATTCTCTTCTTCTTAGGTGCACGCCCGGTCGTCAGTAGTTCCACGGCGTCTCTCAGTTCAGCCATTGCCCTTACTCTTGTATCTCTGTGTGGTCAGATGCCACATGCCGCAATACCAGCATGTGTAGTAACTCAACGGTGGAGCATCCTTCGCGTTGGACGATATTCGATCTGCCTCCATGTCAGACAGATATATGCGTTTGCCTGATCTAGGACAGAATTCAAGGTTGTTGATACGCCATGATCTCTCAGAACCATACTTTTTACACCTTTGTGCTCTACTAGTTTGTGACAGCTCCTTCCGCGTTTTTCGTGACATCATACGACCTTAGATAGAATCGGATGTAGGTTGCTCCGTACAAAAATGCGGATACCAAGAACCCCCATTGGTATGTGGCTACGGCGTACACGATCCATACCAGCTGGTTGAGTATGTTGATCATCCAACCAGTGCGAGGATTCCTAGGGGCTATCCACATACCTATGATACCAGTTGCCATCAGTACGAAAGACCAGGTAGGGTTCAAAGGTTATCAATCTCCATAGTTTTACATATTTCATTGTATCCAAGTTCAATCAGGCTACCAAGGACGTATGAGAGTGGCTTTCCAGTTTCATTACGATAATTCAGTACGTACAGTAGACATTCCTCTTTAAGTCGAATTGCACTATTGAATGACACCTTGCCGTCACAGATAGGACGCCTACCCCTCCTGGACTCAGTCAACAGTAGACCTCTCTGTTAGTGGTATGAACTGGTCAGAGAGTCGCATGGTGCTGGATCTCAGCACCTCACGCTCCTTGTCCTCCTGGATCATCTTCATCACTTCATTGATGCACTCCTCTATGGTGTGTTCACCGTGAGAGATGCACTCTTCTATCGGATGACTGTTCCCCCTGGACTCTCTCCGAGTTCTGGTCATCATCACACACTGTGCGATGAGAAGAGACACCGCAGAGAGCTGAAATACTGTAGTGAACAGCCCGATAATGATCAGAATAACTTGCCTATCCATAGATTGGATCTCCTGTGCGTAGGGGGATTCCGAGTACAGAGGATTATGATAGCACAATGGCAAAGAAGGGAATCAGACGAGGGGTGCTCCGGCATGATCACACATATGCGAAGAAGTGTGATGATGCACTGGCAATGTGTGCAAGAATAGATGCATTAGTTCATATAAGACGTTCTGAAGAAAATGGTAAACCAATATTAGGTGGTTTGTGTGGTAAGAAGATAGTAAATCGTAGTAAAGATACGCATAGTACTATATCTTACTGCGAGAAACCAGCTGGTGACGGTACCAAATACCCTGTAGGTAGATGTTCGAGGCATAGACCTGCTAGTGATATGTATGTAGATGTATATGGAGCGTGGATTATGGCACATATGATAGCCATGGAAGAGGATATCTCCCCTTGGGATGCGTTGCTGCGAGAGGTAAAGCAAGCTGCCGGGGAGGTTGCATGGCTTCAGAAGAAGGTGTCAGAGGCACCTGACGACGCTTCTCTCCTGGACCCAGAGGGGTATGCCAGTTGGCTGCAACAGTGGCGAGAGGCACGTAAGGAGCTTGTACGGACGGCTAAGATAGCCATTGCATGTGGCATAGAGGAACGTGCTGTGCAGATCATGGAACAACAAGCAATGAACATCGCCATGATCCTTAACGCTGCTCTCGCATCCCTGGACTTGGACCCGGAACAGGAAGCTCTGGCAAGGGGTATCATGCGTACCAAGATGCTTGAACTGGAGGGTGTACTGACATGATTGGTTTCTTTGAACGATTGCGTAAGGTTTCTCGATACTTGTTCCTTAATGAACCATCTGGTGTACCAATAATAGAAATGGATGTAGATTTCTCAATTATCGGTGATAGGCCAAAGGTAGAATTTAAATCTAGATATCTTACAGATGGTAAATGGAAAGTATTCTTTACTTGTACTCCCGGACAAGCTAAGGAACTTTCAGATGACTTGATTGCGGGTCTGGACAAACAACGAAAACAGCTAGGTATTGAAGAGTACCTAGATTATGATATGCGAGATTATGTGTCATGATCATTGGTTTCTTTAGACGATTCAAGAAGATCTCTAGATATTTGTTTCTAGATGAGTATTCAAGTTTGCCTGTAGTGGAAATGCGGGTAGAGTTTCCACTTGATGTTAATTCGCGAGCTTCAGTAGTGTTTCTAACTAAATATACCACAAGTGAGGAATGGTCCCCATTCTTTACTTGTTGTCCTTTGCATGCTGAAAGACTTGCAAAGCACATACTTGATGGTGTAAAGAGGCAGGAAAAGTTCTTACGAGATGCGAGATTATGTATCATGAGCAGTACTGAAGAGTACTTAGACTATGATGTAAGAGAAAATGTAACAGAATGATAAAATTCTATGTAACATGTGTGTTTTGTGGATTGAAGGATCATATTGGTAAATATATGACATTGCACTGTGTTGGTAGAGACTGTTATGCACGGTGTTACCCAAGTTGTGTACTTCCCGAACAAAAGATAGCAGTCTCAGACCATCATGCGATTGATCTTTTAAACTGATAGGAGATAACTTTGAAGCCGAGAATTTGTGATATAGTTCAATATAAGTCAAAAATAGATAATGGTCCTGGTAATGATGTTATTTCGCCAGCAATTGTGATTCGAACGAGGGATACTACCGTTGCCGAGGTGATTGATCGGTGGGGACCTGAACCAAGGGCAGTGTACAGTGCATCTGATCCGTCGATTGTTCATGAGACGACATCACGCCCGGCAGAAGTACTTACTGAACTGCCTGATGACGATACTGTAGATCTCCTGGTGTTCGGACTAGGAAAATCGTATCGAGAATATGCAGTGAGATACGGTAATCAACGTGGTCAGTGGGCATGGCCTAACCGATGAAGACAGAACTACACCGGTACATGTGAAGTGTACCGGTGTAGTTATTATGTCCTACTTGTTCCTGCCAGTTATTGACCATCCTTCGTGACGTGCTTCTGCGGCACGCTCAGACGGCGTCTCTGCTGGTTTTGCAGATCTATCCGACTCCCACCCCTTGGGTGACATGCGGGAATCAGATCCGCGTGTTCCGACCGGGTACCCTGCCTCTTCAGAGTGCTTACCCATCTGATTTCGTCTCCTCATCTAGATTGTCAATGTCTAGATTGTCAATTGGTTCGACATCTGCTATTGTAGCACGTTGAAGAAAGTAGTTCAAGTCAGAAAGGATCAAAGTATGTCAATTGATGACATAGAGTGGGACTTAGACGAGGAGGAGAGCAAGAGATGCGGAGAATAGAAAGATCAGATAGTGTGCCTGAACGGCTGATGATGGATCATCTACTAGAAGTCAAGCGCACCGGAACCCCTGATCAGGTTTTGTTTGCAACATATCTGCTAACTATTCCTGAAGAGTATAGGAAGGGAGCTGAGGAATTTTGGACACAGCAAGAAGGGACTGAGATTGTGAAATACACAGAGGTAATACTTCAACTTCACAGTCAAGGTGTTAGGTGCATACCAATGTCTATTGTCAAGAGGTACTGATCATGGAATCAATCATCAATCTCCTCCTCTGGATAGGATCATTAGCAATCTTCATTGGTCTGTATGTAATGTTCACGAACAATGGTATGGAACATACGGAGAGTGCAGCTATTGCATTCGGAGTATCAGTAGTTTTTAGAATTTTCTTCGCATTCAAGAATTATGGTAGTAAAGGTGGTAAGTGGCAATGAAGAGGGTAACGGATGATCTAAAACGTGCAGTAGTCACCATTCTAAGTCTATTGGCACTGTTTGTGGCTTTTGCACTCTGTACATGTGCTGGATTCGATGCATTCAAGGCACTAATATCATCTGTGGTGATAAGTGGGTTGATTGCTGCATTCTTGTGGAAAGGTCTTGAATGAGATGAATATCCGTAAGTTAGTTGCATACACTCAAATTGTTATCATTTACATGTTTGGACTATCGTGCTCCGCAATTATGTTGATGTCTGAGTACACAGATTTTAATTTACTATTCTTTGCGATGTTGCCAACAACGTTTGTAATCACGTCACTGTCTGATATTCACACGTTAGTTGATCGTTGGCGTAGAAAATAATAGACTTCTCATATGGGGGTTTGGGCAAAGGCTGCGGATGCGATTGCTCCGCAGTCTCTGTCTTGGCGCTATGACCCTGTTGCTTGGGTAGAGGAACGGGTAAAAGGAGAACTTTGGAGTAAGCAGAAGGAAATTTTAGAGTCAATTCGTGATAACAGGAAGACAGCGGTACATTCTTGCCATAGTGCCGGTAAGAGCCGAACTGCCGCGTATGCCACAGGATGGTGGTTGGACACACATCCGGTTGGAGAGGCATTTGTCTATACCTCCGCACCTACCGCGGCGCAGGTCAAGGCGGTTTTATGGCGAGAGATCAACAAAATACATGCGGATGCTGGTCTCCCTGGGCGAACAAACCTTACAGAATGGTACATAGGTAATCAACTAGTAGCGTTCGGTCGTAAGCCCAGGGATGACGACACTACAGCAGGCCAGGGTATTCACGCTCTGTACATCCTCGTCATCCTAGACGAGGGATGCGGTATATCTCCTGACATCTGGACTGCTACCAGCACTTTGGCATCAAACGTCAATTCACGTATGTTTGTAATAGGTAATCCTGATGATCCTAATACAGAATTTGGTAACGTTTGTTTGCGGGATCCAGGTTGGAATGTAATTCATATTGGGTATAAAGACACTCCAAACTTCACAAATGAGAAAGTATCTAGCAGACTAAGAAGTTTGCTCATATCCAGGGAGTGGGTAGATGATCGACGTTTGAAGTGGGGCGAGGAAGACGCGCTCTTCATCTCCAAGTGTGGAGGACTATTCCCCACGTCGTCCGATCCGTTCACGATCATGCCACTCACTCAGCTGCAAAAGTGCCAGTACCTGGAGCTACCTTCAGATGGCCTTGTAGAGGCGGGAATAGACGTCGGAGGTGGGGGAGACCGTACCGTCATCCGACAGCGTAGAGGGGCTGTAGCAGGGCAGGAACGGGTATTTAGAAATCCAGATCCAATGGCAACTGTAGGTGATCTAGCTATCACCATCAAAGAGTGGGGAGTACAGCGGGTCAAGATAGACTCGATTGGTATAGGTTGGGGCATTGCAGGCAGACTCAAGGAGCTATTGTCAGAGTATGGTATTGAAGTCATACCTGTGAATGTCGCTGAATCTCCCACCCCTGGACTTGAGGACAAATTTCTCAATAAACGTGCTGAAATATGGTGGAATATCGGACGGGAAAATACCCGTAAGGGTACCTGGGACCTATCAGCGTGTGATGATGACACATTGCGGGAATTATCCGCTCCCAGGTACGAGATACTAGACTCAAAAGGCAAGATAAAGGTAGAACGTAAGAAGGACATCATACAGCGCATGGGAATGTCACCTGACAGCGCGGATGCACTTCTCTTGGCGTTCTACAATGTTAGCAGTATTATGATAATGCCTGATGTACAAGACATGTACACAGATTTGACATCTGGTTTGTCTGCTGGAGATTGGGCATCGCAGAGAGGTTGGTAATGAAGAGTTTAGTACAGACAGTGAATGTGTTCTTCTGGGCAGTGTTGATGGTGCTGGCAGCAATTGAAAATGTGGCTAGTGTGCCAATGATCCTGATTTTAGGAGCATTGTGTACTTTCACCTCAAGCCTGTACATCGCCTATAGGATGAATGATAGGTGATACACTCACCCTGCCCACGGTAGGGTAGAAGCAAACTCGGTAGGCACTCCTTAAAGGCCAGGGAGGAATGCCTACCGAGTTTTCTGCTATTCTGCATTTATGTCAGGATGGCTTATTCTAGTTCTATTGACTTTTGCCACTCACAGAGTGACAAGGCTAGTGACACGTGACTACATTCCCCTGGTTCGACTGCCCAGGGAGTGGATAGACCGCAAACTGGGGTCTGAGCACTGGTTTGCATATCTGACACAGTGTGACTGGTGCTCTGGAGTGTGGGTATCTGCTGCTCTTACCACCGGGCTAGCACTGTACACGACTAATGTCATGCATCAATCCTGGTTCCCCTGGACTGTATGGGTATTGGTAGGTCTATCAGCATCATCATTGACTGGTTTGATTGCCAACATGGAGCCGGAGGAAAAATCGGAAGACTAGTGTTGACAAGCTAGATGGTCTATGCTATCGAACAGGCTTGAGTTTACGGGGGTAACATGGCGGAGCGTAGACATGTGCGCAGGAGTAATCCTGTGTCACTCAAGCCACGTCAAATGACTAAGAGATCAGTCATTAGTGATAGTGGAATCACCGCGTCTGCACAACTGGTTGACGATCTATCTCGTAGTTTTATCATACAGCGCACATCAGTCCAGGCTGAAGCTTGGAACTATTACAAGAATATGGGAGAACTTCACTTTGCCATCCATGATTGGTATGGCAACAGCATGTCCCGTGTCCGGATTCGGGCAGCAATCGCCTATCCTGGGCAAGATCCTCAGATCATCATCAACAATAAAGATGCTGACACTGAAGCTGTAGCAGTGTCCAACCTGGTTGAGGAACTGGGCGGAGGAATCGGCGGGCAAGCTGCACTGATGCGTAAGCTGGCTGTTCAGCTGGCCGTACCGGGTGAGTCCTACCTGGTTGGTGAAGAGGTAGACGGACAGCGGGTGTGGTCTGTCAGATCTAACTCTGAGCTACGTAAATCAGGTACCTATGTCAAGGCTACTAGCAACGGGAAAACGTCAATCCACAACCGATACGACGTCATGGGGGACGTCAAGAATGAGTGGCGTACACTCGGACCTGATACGCTGGTTGCCCGTATTTGGCAAGAAGATGATGAGTACGCGTGTGAGGCATCATCTGCCGTCATAGCAGCACTACCAATTCTCAAAGAGATTGACTTCTATAATCGATACATAGTTGCCATTCTGCTATCCAGGTTGGCGTCAAACGGCATCCTGTTGATCCCAGATGAGGTACAACTACCGTCCAAGCCTCAGCACAAGAACGCACCAGACCCCTTCATTGCTGATCTAGTAGACATAGCGTCTAAAGCTATCCAAAACCCTGGATCCGCGGCAGCGGCAGTTCCTATCCCGATTCGTGTTCCTTCACAGTACATAGAATCATTCCGTCATATGACCTTTTCTACCGAAATGGGAGATAAGGTCTATGAGGACAGGGAACGTGCAATAAAGCGTTTGGCTACTTCCATCAACATACCAACTGAAATTTTGACTGGTATGTCTGATATTAACCACTGGGGACAGTGGCAAATGGAAGAGTCAGCTATCAAGATCTACATTTCTCCTGGTGCGGAAACCATCTGTAACGGACTCTCCCTTGGATTCCTCGGGCCTATGCTGGCAGCCAACAAGGTGCCAGAGGTGCGATCTGACGGTGGACGTTACGTCATGTGGTATGACACGTCTGAACTGTCACAGGTGCCGGACAGGACAGTGCCAGCACAGGAAATGTTCGACCGTGGCGAGCTTAAGGGCTCAACCCTTCGTGACGCTTCCGGGTTCGATCCAGAAGACGATGCACCGGATGACAAAGAGATTCGAGACATCGTACTTCGGCGTATCGCGATGTCTGCCAATGCTGATTCGTTGACAGCACTTGCACTACTGCTCAATGACGTACCTAATGATGAAATGTTAGACATCATCAGTAAGGTCAAGAATCCAAATGATATGCAACATCCAGGTATTGACACAGATGTTGAACCTGTAGATCCGTCACTAGTTTCCAAGACGACTGCCAAAGAACCACCAGGAACTAGGCCAGACACTGTCAAGAAAGACAGTGGAAAGGGAATGCGGAGCAAGGCACCAGCCAATGTACGTCAATTGGAAAGTTGAGTAGGCATATGGACGGGGAATTGATCTACTCAACTTTCAAGTCTTACGGCCGACATGGCATGACGCTGTCGAGGTCGGGCAAAGAAATAATCGATGCCGCAAAATATGTACAATCTACGATAGATGAGTGCGCTCGACTGTCGATCCGAGACATCCTCACCCTCGTGGACGAGCATGTCTCTGCAACGTCAGCTGGTGCCAGACAACAGACGTATTTAGGTAAGGTCACATCCTGCAAACTGCTGGATTCAGCCATCAGAGCCAGTGCTGAAAACAGTGATGGCGTGATGATCGCACTGGTTCCCAGTGAGAGTGATCTCGATAAACTGGCAGTAGATGGACGTGAGCCCAGGGAGAGTATACATCTAACACTTATGTATCTGGGTAAGACAGATACACTCGCACTTAATCCAGATGATCTGATCATGAGTGTGGCACAACGTGTATCTGGTATTTCACAGATATCCGCAAATGTTTTCGGAGTATCCACATTTAATCCCCTGGATAATCCGGCAATTGTTCTCAATGTTGGTGACAACGACAATGAACTAATGACAGTTCACACGATGGCAGAAATGTCCGCTCGTGATGTTCTGGGAGATTCAGTTCGTAAGCAGCATTCACCATTCGTAGCACATATAACCTTGGGTTACACCCTGGATCCAGATGTGCATGATGCGGCTATGGATAGATTGGGACCTATTACTTTTGACAAGGTACGGGTAGCATACGATGATCAGGTAACTGATATTCCTTTGGCACGCACGGGGGACGTCATGCCATACAAAGTAGTGCGATCAGAGCAGTGTGAAGACAGTAAGCCCTATGCCGTAGTCAAAGAGGGTAGCGGCGAGGTCATGGGATGCCATGACACTGCGCAAAGTGCGTTCCGGCAATTGCGTGCCTTGTATGCAGCTGAACCATCGTTAAGCGATGCTACAGAATCTATGGAAGATCATCAGTCTTATCTAGATGTTGGTATGGCAAGTAACACTGAAATATTTGCAAGTGATGTAGATACTATTACAAATATCCCCTGGACAGGGGTGCTGGTCGTAGAGGGTAGACCTACTGGGGATGGCAGGACATTCGCACCCGGATCCCTTACATGGGCAAATCTACCGGAACCGTTCCAATGGCAACCATCCTCCCTCCCTGGACACGAGGGAGCTGTAATATCTGGGATGATCGAAAATATCTGGAGAGATCCAGAGGACATGTCGATCATCAGAGGTAGCGGCATATTCGACATGGTTGGAAACGGTTTTGAAGTACACAGAATGGTGCACGATGGTTTCCTTAAGGGTGTTTCCGTAGACGTTGACGATGTCTCCGAGGCGGACATCGAGTACGTGTTTGCTCCCAGTGTCGGGGATGGTCCGCCTATCCTGGAAAACAAGATCATTCATTCTGGAAGGATCAGAGGAGCTACGGTAGTTGCACTGCCCGCATTCGTTGAGTCCCAGATCAACTGTGTTCACGAAGTTGCTATGACTGCCAGTGCAGTGCTTCCATCCCGTTCTTACTTTGAAGACCCAAAGTTTGATGGTCCCACACCAGTAACCGTCACAGATGATGGCCGTATTTCAGGTCATGCTGCGATTTTCGGAACCTGCCATACCGGAATCCAGGGGGTATGTGTACAGCCTCCTTACGAGGATGCACATGAGTATTACCGTCTAGGATCTGTTCTGACAGACGCTGGTGAGGTAGCTACAGGAACCATCACCATGGACACCGGTCATGCGTCTACGTATGGTGTGGACGCTGAAAAGGCTGTAGCACACTATGACAACACCGGTACCGTAGTGGCAGATGTTGCCAGTGGTTGTGATGATTATGGTATCTGGATCTCTGGAAAGATTCGGCCAGATGTTCCAGATACAAAGGTATCTGAACTACGGGCAGCAAAACTATCTGGAGACTGGCGAGGCATCAAGGGCGCACTGCGACTTGTGGCAATGCTCGCAGTCAACGTTCCCGGATTTCCAGTTCCTAGGTTGTCTACCATGGTCGCCTCCGGGCAACAGACAGCTCTGGTTGCAGCTGGTATCTGGACACATCCTGCGGAAGAACCAGTTGATGTAGAGATCATCACTGATAATCCGGATACATCATCCCCCCTGGACTCTCTTACTCCAGCACAACTAGCTATGTTCAAATCTATGACAGACGATTACGCGTGTAAGAAACGTGATAATCTTGCTGCCAGGATGAAAGAAAGTGTTCGTAAATGTGCTACATCTAGAATATGTATGATCTAGGAGACGAGATGTGTGCTTGTGGTGGAGGCAGGAAGCGTCCGGCTAATATCCAGAATGCTTCCAGTAGCAGTACTAATGTGCAAACAACAGATAATGCTGCGCCTATTGACAATCGTAGGCGTAATGCTGGAATGACATCAGCCAGCATCATAGCCGCACTCCGAAACGCAAATAGTAGGTAGGACCTGCTTTACATTTGTGTTTCGGAGTGTGTACTATGCGAAGCAGCGTGTAAAGTCAATAGGGAAAAGCGGTAACGGGGGAAAAAATGCCAGACACACCGGCGGTAACGCGTCCTAGTGACTATACCGCACTGTCCAATGAAGAACTCTCTGCTCTGGTCACCAACGCTAAATCGGCATTCGCACTGGCGCTAGAGGCCAATGACGATGCTCAAATGCTTGAACTGGTAGAGATTGCGGAAGCTGCATCCACTGAACTGTCCACCAGGACTGCTCAGCTCTCTACGGAGACTGTTGCACTCAGTGTAGAGACGCTTTCCAGCAGAATGAGCCAGGTTTCAGAGATCACGGCACCGGTTGAACCGGCTCCTGCTGATCCAGAGCCTGTTGTTGCAGCTGCAACCAAGTCCAAGACGCCAGTTGAGCACGTCATCAGTGACGGTAACAAGCTCAACGCCCGGCTCGCTGACGCTGCGAACTACGTGCCAACCGGTAGTCAGCCCAAACTGACAGACAAGTTTGCACAGAGTGCTCTGGTTGCCTCTGCCGATATCCCTGGATTTGCAACCGGCGGAAAACTGGAGAACATGGAAGCACTCATTGCTGCCATGACCTCTAGAGCAAAGGCACTTCCGGTCACCAAATCCCGCGTCCCGACCTTCTATCCTGTGGCTGCACTACAGCGCCAGTTCCGCACGGTGATGGATGACAACACGTCTCCTGCGGATGTCCAGGAATTGATGCGGGAAGTCGCTAACCCTGCGGCACTGGTTGCATCTGGCGGATGGTGCAGCCCGTCTGAGATCAAATACGACTTTTACGAGATCGTTGGTACGGATGGCCTCTTGGACCTTCCGACCATCGGTATTCGCCGTGGCGGTATCCGCTGGCCAATCTCACCGAGTTTCAAGGATCTGAGCGACGTTACGTGTCTATGGGCTTGGAATGAGACACAGGACATTGCAGCACTCACCGGTACCTCTCAGTCCGGCACCAAGACCTGTTGCCACGTACCGTGTGCCAGCTACTGTGAGAAGCGTTTGCAGTGTGAGGGTCTCTGTGTGACTGCCGGTAACCTGGCAACCAGCGCATGGCCAGAGAGCATCGCAAACTACCTCCGACTGGTTAATGCCGGTCATGTGCACCGCATCAACGCTGCTGTCATCGCACAGATGGCTGCTGCGAACAATGATGCGACATGCACCGGTTCCATCACGGTCAGCGTTTGCCCGACCGGTACCGGACTCACGGTCCCAGTTCTCGACGCGATCGAGATGCAGGCGATCGACTACCGCACCAGGTACGCGATGAACAGTTGGGAAGTTCTGGAAGTCGTACTGCCAGACTGGATTCTCGGTGGCATCCGTGCCGACCTCGCAAAGAGGGTCTATGGATCGCCGGACTTCAACTTCCAGATATCCAACGCACAGATCGCGAACTGGTTCAACATCCGGTCTGTCCGGGTGCAGTTCGTGCAGGACTGGCAGGTCAGAGCTACTGGATTCCCGGGTCGGGGCACGGTCGAAATGACCACGTGGCCGACTACGGTTCAGTTCCTGATCTACGCTGCCGGTACTTGGGTTCGCGGCAACGGTATGTCCCTGGATCTGGGTGTTGTCCGGGATTCCACACTGAACGCGACGAACGATCACACGGCTGCTTGGATGGAAGAGTGCTTCCTGGTAGCTAGGTTTGGGCACGAGAGTCGTCTGGTGACTGTACCGATATGCCCGAACGGAACGGTTGGCGCAGCTACGACATACACTTGCCCAACCTGTTAGTTTCAACAGGTTGAGTTATCGGGGGATTCCGGGGCACTGATCAGGAGGAATGGCAATGGGAGTTAACGCCAGACTGCTGGTCAGTGCTCCGGAATACGACACTAGTCCCTACAGTCTGCTTAGGATGGCTAGGGATAGGACTGCCGAAGCTGGTGGGCCGAGTGGCAAGTGGCAGTTCGGCGTCGGATGGCGATCGAACTGTGGTGGAGCTGATGTCACTTATGATGAGTGCATTAACTCTTCTCCCTGGGCGTCTGGTGCTCCCGAGTATTTGTGCGTGAATGGTGTATGCAAGAACATCAACGCGATCCTGGATGATAGAGGCACTACACCATTTACTGTGTTCTCACGTATGGGATGCTCGACTGTTGATTTCTTCGACGTAGAAGAGCAGTTGATACGTGATGCGTATGCAAAAGCTGAAGACTTTCAGGTTGAACGTGCATTCTGGACAGGGAATGTGCACAATCAGCCGAATGTGGTCATGCCGCACTTGGCAGAAGACACAGCATTTGTAGAAACGAATCCACTCGGATACACGGTCACGCTTCAGACGGCAGCTACAGTTGTCACTGGACACAGCATCACTCCGCCATGTGCCATAGGACTGTTGGAATCCAACCTGGCAGCGTGCCTGGTTGGTGAAGGAATGATCCATGTTCCATCTGTCGCACTGGCAGTGCTGGAGCATGAGAATCTGGTGATCCGCACAGGTGACGGAAAACTTCGTTCTCCAGCTGGACACATATACGTGATCGGTGGCGGGTATCCAGGTACGGGACCGGATGGTGCAAATCCTGATCCAAACTCCACCTGGATCTATGCAACGGGACCTGTGTTCTATTACAGGTCAGACATAGCGATCATCTCTGGTGCTGATTCGCTGATTAAATCTACTAACACTGCAAGTGTGATTGCAGAGCGCAATTACACTATAGGCTTCGAATGTTGCCATCTAGCAGTACCAATGTGCATGGAATGCACACTGTGTGTGGCTGATACAGTACGATAGTAGTCGGTAACGGGGGAGAAAATGACTGCTAACTGCACAGGAGCGGTACGCGGTAAGTTGATGCGTACAATCGCTCTGGATGTCTGCGGCAATCCGATTACCGGCGCTGCTAGCTCACTTATTGTGTCGAGTGGGTTCATCAGTATCAAGCCGACACCGCAGTACGAAGACCCGACTGAGTATCTACAGCGTAATGCAAACGATGAGTTTTGCGTCAATGAGCGTGGTAATCCTCAGCTCAAGCGCGTAGAGCTAGAAGTTGTCCTCTGTACCCTGGATCCTGACTTGATTGTCCAGGTCGGTGGGGAACGACTCCTATCGACTGCGACAACTGGTACCGGTGTGTTCTTCGGTTCTGATCTGGTAACCTCCAGATTCTCTCTTGAGGTTTGGCAGAACGCCACCGGAGTAGACGCCTGTAATGCTGCTGGTGTTCAGCAGTACGTGTACTGGGCATGGCCTAATCTGGGTAATGTCAAGTTCGGTGACTTCTCCATCGAGAATGGTGTACTTCAGTTCAAGTTCACCTGCGAATCCAAGTCATGGGGTTCCCGTTGGGGAGTATTGCCTACGGTTCTACCTCCAAACGGATATCTTGACGGTACTGGATTCCAGGCAACTGAACACTACGCATACAACCTGACCGCTGTCGCGCCTCCAACAGCTGCATGTGGAGCGGTGACACTGGCCTAAACCTACTAGCCACTTCTCACCCACCCCCGTTTAGAGCCGTATCGAGAGGTACGGCTCTAAACATAAGGAAAATGATTAGGACATCAGGACATGACCGGTTACAGCTCTCTACCGTGTAGCGGATGGGACGTTCCTGTCTGGTCATGCCCAATGCCTACAGGATCTGAGGCAATTTCGGGAGTGGCTGTCCAGGTAGCCGCACACATCCTGTACGCAGCTACGGCGCACCAGTTCGGGCTGTGCTCTGTTACATTCCGGCCATGCCGTAGAGAGTGTGACAACGGTCCTCTGATGGGCGGTAACTGGTGGGAGTGGACAGGGCAAACGTGGCCACAACCTCTGAATTACAACGGCAGTTGGTTCAATCTGACATGCGGTGGAGGATGCCTCGGTACATGCTCGTGTACGAGTGTGTCTGAAGTCTGGTTCCCGTCTCCTGTTTACCAGATAACACAGGTCAAAATTGACGGAGTAGTACTAAATCCATCTACGTACCGGCTGGATGACTTCCGTAAGTTAGTGCGTCTTGGTGCTGCATGGCCTATCTGCAATGACTTGAATTTTGCAGATACAGAAGTCAACACGTGGTCAGTAACGCTGACCATCGGTCAACCCCTTCCTCCACTTGGACAAGTAGCACTCGGGGAATTAGCCGTTGAGCTAGCTAAGGGCATGCTTTGTGACAGTTCTTGCAAATTGCCCAGAGCAGTGCAGAGTTTGAACAGGCAGGGAGTCAACATGGTATTTGTTGATCCCTTGCAGTATTTGTCAAATGGTCTATTGGGACTGACATTGACTGATTACTTCATTCAAACTGTGAATCCAAGTAAGTTACATAGTCAATCCGCCGTGTACGACGTGGACAACATGGGTCATAGGATTGTAGGCACATAATGCCTTATCCAGCTATTTTCATGGACGAAACAGCAGTAATGGATATTGCGACCCCATTGCTAGCTGGAGTCGTGGCCGTACTGGCAACATCTACTGGAGGACCGGTAGCACATAACTACATAACATGGGGCGAAGTAGTACATGACTGGTGCCAGGATGACTGCGGTCAGGCTGTATTGTCGATCGGATCTACGTATCCGAGCAACGACTTTCCTTCACCATACGTAGGCTCTATCAACTGTGATCCAGTGTTGTTGGCAGTCAACATGTCACTGGAGATCATCAGATGTGTACCTGTTCCGGATGAGAATGGCAATCCCCCCCTGGATTCTGCACTGACAGCAGCTACATCGACCATGTTGTCTGACGCTCATGTTTCACGTGAAACAGTGCGCTGTCTTCTGAATGGTTATCGAGAAGCACAACCACAATTGATACAAAACTATTACATTGGTACGTCTACTCCTGTTGGGCCTTCTGGTGGTTGTGGCGGAAGTCGGCTAGAATTCATCGTAAGCTGGCAAACAGGATGTAGATGCACATAGGAGGATGTTATGCGAGTAGTTGTAGTGTCCTCTGGACAGGCAGAGATTCTAGCGCGCATTATCGGTGATCGAATCGCCCGTAGGGACCTTGCGCGTAGAGGTGAAAACGTGGTGCGTACCGCTCGAAGCAACTTGAACCGAAATCCGAGAAGGATCAATACAGGTAAACTGGCTAGCGACATCAAGGCACGTCCCACAGTTGTTGGTATCAATCCCGCTATAGATATAGGCACTAGTCTTTACTATGCAAGATGGGTACATGATGGTACTGGCATATATGGTCCAAGAGGTGGGTATATCTACCCTAGAAGAGCTAGAATGCTTAGTTGGGTAGACAAAGGTGGGTCAAGAAGATTCGCCAAGCGGGTTCGTGGTATGGAACCCAATCATTTTCTGCGTGATGCGCTACAAGCTGGAAGACATTAGGAGTTCTCAATGAAGGATTTTTCTTCGGATATTAAGCAGTTTAAGCTAGCAGATTACGTGTTCACTGCACGTGCAATTATGCCACAAAACGCTATAAAACAGTTTGCTAAAATGCAGGGTGTGTTGTCTGGCAGCAACTTGGATGATGTGGTAGATCTAGATAAACTTGTGGATGAACTACATATGTGGTTTGATATTGTGCTGATTCCTGATGATGCCAAGAAATTGCGTGAAATGGAAGTAAACGTAATTTTACTCCAGAATATTATGCAGTGGTTGATTGAGGAGTATGGTTTACGCCCTATGGAATCGTCACAGGATTCATAGCATTCTGTGACGATACAACTGAAACCGGACAACTATTTGATGGTTGGTGCGTAAGCAAGGGAATCTCCCCCCTGGATTTGCCACTGTTACGACTGTTGAATTTAGTATACTATTACTTATTGAAATACACAGATGAAACTGGTCAAAAGAAGATAAAAGCACTCATAAGGAGTGCCAAATGGTTGCAACACCACAACGAATCTGAGGTGATGCCGGTTCCTGGGATTCCAGTTCCGGAATGGTGGTATGACGACGATGAGGCGTTTGAAACCAGTAGGGACGCATTGAACGCCATTAAACGTTGACAAAGTGTGCACGGGGGAACAATGACACAACCTATGGATACGCTCACGGTTCGAATCATTGGTGATTTGACGCCATTGAATCGAAGTGTCAATCAGGGTGTCAGTAATGCTACCCGCATGTTGCAGGCTGGATTCAACGAGACTATCCGATCTATAGAGCATGGTTTCAACCAGCTAGGCCGATCTGTAGACAATGTCATGCGTGCCATTGTTCGTAGTAGTCAAAATGCTAACCACCAAATGTCAGTGTCCATGCAGTCTGCACTACGGGCAAACACCAATGCGCTCGAAGCGTCCCTACGACATCAGGAGATGTTGTACCGGAATGCGTGGCAGTCAGCTGCCAGGTCACACATCGCCTCTCTGGATGGCACACGTGCAGCATCTCAGAGCACATTTAGTGGAATTGTCAGCTCTATAACATCTACTGCATCTTCCTTCATTGGACTTGGTGGAAGTATTAGTGGTATTGGTATTGGTATCTTTACTATTGGTACTATTGCCAGTTCAGTATTCAGTGCGGTACAGAACTTAATTTCGTCATTGACTACACAAGTTTACGAACTTGGTAGGTCTTTTGTAGAGCTTGGTTTGAAGACTACGATATCGTGGGATATGATCAAAGTCAGATTTAACATGTTGTGGGGGGATATAAAGGGTCCTGAAGTATTCACAGGATTGAAGAAGTGGGCAGAATGGACCCCATTCACCCTGGATGACATCCTGGATCCAGCTGCACGACTGAGTATAGCGTTCAAGACGATTGGTTGGAATGCCGACTCACTGATACCGGCAATCACCAAGTTAGGTGACGGTATCGCTGCTACAGGCGGCCGTTGGAGCACTACAGCTCTAGCTATCCAGCAGATGGCATCCAAGGGCAAGATCATGGCCCAGGAAATGAACCAGCTATCTGATTCAATGCCCGGTGTTGACTTGTGGGGAATACTCGCAAAGCACTACAAGATGACCACGCAAGAAATGCGCGATTTTGTACGTGAAGGAGTGGTACCGGCTAAGGAAGCTATCCCTGTCCTCATAGATGGTATTCAGAACACTTCCGGTGTAATGGGTATCATGGTCAAGCAGTCCAAAACGCTCGGTGGACGATTGTCTACACTATCTGACCAGTGGAGACAGTTTGCTGTCGATTTTGTGAAGCCTATAGTTCCATCACTGACTAATTTGGTAATGGTGTTCGGCAACACAGTAATACCGCAGTTGAGACAAAAATGGTATGACTTCTGGTACGGGATGCAGACTCCAACACCAGCACCAGCACCAGTGTCTAGCAATCCTATGGTGGCGGCAGCGACACTGATGCATCCTGCGATTGCACCAGTTATGGATACTGGTTTTGAGGGCAAGATCAAAGGTGTAATAGAGCGGATCAAAGGGTATTGGAGAGAGCTTAGTCCGCTACTTCAAGAACCATTCGAAAAGTTGAAGACCATAGACTGGTCTAAGATGTGGGATGCTCTGGTAACCGTAAAGAACTGGATAGTTGAGAATAAAGACATCTTCATCCATGCTATTCATGATGTATTTGGTATAGTAAAATGGACGTTCGAAGTTGGAATCCCTACAGCTATTAAATGGACCGGTGCTGCTATTGTGGCTGTAGTGGCTATATGGGAAGGATTTAAAAAAGTCTTGGCGGCCGGATTGATAGGTTTGGTTACTATCATTGCGTATGTCGTTGAAATCATTATGCAAACAGTTTTTACCATTTTATGGCCTATAACCAAAATTTGGGATGAGGTTTTTGGGACAAATCTTACAGAGACATTGCAGAACTCAGTTAAGGCTGTAAATGATTACAAGAATAAGATAAATGATAAACTTAATGAGATAATCAATCCTGACATCAAAGTATCTATGGATACTAGCCGGATAGAAAGTAAAATTGCGTACATCAATAGAAGAATTCGTGAACTTGGACTAAACCTACAGGCCATGTCGTATGGTCAGGTAGCAGCTGTTCATATGTATGGATATGCTTCTGGTGGATACCCTCCAACCGATGGTAAACCGTTCTGGGTAGGTGAGCAGGGACCAGAGCTGATGAGTGTTCGTAGTGGCATCGCTCGGGTGCTTTCTGCAAGCCAGTCAAAATCTCACTCAAAATCTTACTCGGAGTCAAACACTTCATCCGTCAATCTCACTGTGAACGTCAACGTAGCCTCTGGCATGTCTGGTGGTTACAGATCTACGGATACCCGAGAGATTGCTAGAGCTGTAGAGGCTGCACTGAAACCAGAGAAACTGGCGGCTCTGGTGGATCAGGGAAGACGGAAGAGGAATAACGACTACCCAGCGAGAAGTAGGCTCTAATGGGATCTCATCCGCCACGCAATGTCTACTTCGGTCTACCTGGATTCCTAGAGGTCATTGAATGGCCTAGATCTGGTATCCAGGCAGACAGAACACGTCCTGTGTCAACGTATCCGCTTGCCTCTGGTGGAGTACGTGTACAGAAGTTGCTTGGTGGTAAGCGACGGTACACGTTGCAATGGGATGCTCTGTCCTATGAAGAGTTCTGCCGTATCTACGAATATGCCCAGGGACACAACGGTGTCGGACCGTTTGCTCTCCTGGATCCTAGACAACGCAACATCTTGACTGTGAACCAGTCGAGTGCAACCAGTGAGAGTAATGACATAAACGGGTTCACTCTGGATATTGGTACGTGTGTAACTGTAGGACTGTCCAGTGATGCAGACGTGTACCATCGTGGTCCCCGATCACTACTCCTGGATCTGACATCTTGCCCGGTAACAGGCGCACCAGCAGCCACACCGGTAACCGTCACTCTGGATACTCCTACAACGGACTTCGTAGGATCTCCTGTTGTCTCCGGATGGTGCTACACGTTCTCCTTCTGGACATATGGTGGTGGAGTTTACGGAGTCATGACAGTTACTCCACAAATCTTGTGGTATGACTCCGATGATGCGTATATATCTACTTCAAGTGGTACTCCTACTAACACTGTGCATAATTCATGGCTCCAGATGTACGTTACTGCTACAGCTCCCGGTAACGCTGCCTACTGTCTCTGTAGAGTGAGTGTTGATCAAACTACAATTGTGGATGGATCATCAATAAACTTTGATGAATTTCAGCTAGAGGTTTGTACATGTGGAGAGGATGACTGCGACTGTTTAAGCACTCCATCTGATTGGCGACCAGGGACTGGGATACCTGGTGTCAGCGTCATATCATTTGAGCCAGATATACATATATATCTAACTGATGATAACAAGATGGAAGCTACACTGATCTTACAGGAGGTCGGTGGGTATGCTTAGCAACATAAGTCCTGCACTGGTAGGTGCTGGTGTAGTTGTAGCAGACGCTAACGGTGGTACATTATCTCCTGTCGCTCCCACCTGGACAGATGTTGATACCAGTACTCCGTACTTAATCATGTGTGTGTCCAGTATTCGTAACAATGGAGTGCTAGGCATCGGGACACGTGTACCAAATGTCCCTGCCGGATTCACGCTCATGTTGGACATGAACAACACTATTGTGTTTGGGAAGATAGGCACAGTAGCGGACAGTGGATCGACGATAACTTGCACATTCAATAACGCCATAGCTGGAAGTACGTCAACTGCACAAGTTTGTGTGTTTGAGAATACATATGATGATATAGATGATCTTATTTTAGCATCATCTACGATCATGTCTGATAGTGCCGTCAACATTGCAGTGCCGAGACTATCCATGCAGACAATACCAGATTATGGTGTCTTCTATGTAGCAGTAGGTTGGAAACGTGATAACTTTGCTTCTGTAGCACAACCTATGATTAATGAGACCAACTACACTGAAATAGGTGTAGTTGACAGCACACTAGGAAATGACTCTGGTGCTGTGTGGGGGTACTACATAGAAGACTACCCAGTGTGGTCACCCTTCAATTACTTCCGTGACACCGGTGGTACGTCAGTCCTCAACTGGGGCGGAGTAATGGCCCTTAGATGGGGGATAGCAGAGACAACGTACGGTCGCGCAATGTCCAGGGGGGAGGTAGTGCGAGCTCCTGTCAGCGTCTCCCTGGACTGGGCTAGCGTAGGCTACTCTGGTGCTTCAGCATATGAAGACTTCAGCCCATACGTAGGTACAGGAATCACGGTAGAGCACTCTATTGATGATGGAATGCCTAGCAACGTGACTACAGCTCCTGGGGGTGCTGGACTGTCCAAAGCAGTGGTACCGGTTGTTGATGGTCCTGGTGGTATGAGTGGTCAGGAGTTCCTGAACCCATACAACACAGATTCACCTTTGTATGGGATTCCAAATGATATAACTCCAATGGTGATATCTGTACCACTGGTTACTGATGATGGAATTGTTGAAGAGCCAGATATTTTCCATGGACAAATGGCAAGTGTCCTGATCAAACAGGCAGAATACTCTGCGAATATAGAAGGACAAAGTACTACAAAAACAAAATTAAGTGCGACATTTGATAGACCTATCATTGCCGAGGAATTACAGGGATGCAATAACACATGGGTTATTACGAATACACTACATGAACTTGGTGTTTATCCATCACCTCCACGTAGGAGTAGCGCTCGACTACACATGACCATGCACGGGTCTGGCAGAACCAATAGACCCAACATTAACGGTAAATATGAGCAGAATGTACGTTTACAGAACTGGGACGCTAATGGTGTTCAAATGCCAGTTGACATGTGTGAAGGACCATATGTCAATGCTACTCTTTTGAAAGACACTGCTACTGGCATAACTAAAGGGTATGGAACTGATATTCCCCTGGATGATGGGGATGACTTCCTTTCTCAAGCGTCCAATGTGGGGCGACTGGAATTCTTCATTCGTGGTGATGAACGTAATGTGTTTGATCCATTCGAATTTCAGTTGTATCAAAGTGCACCAGCTATGCCAGCAACACCACGCATTCTGTGTGGTATAGATTCCGCATATCAGTTGTATTTGATGCTGAATGACGGAACACACGCAACATACTCACATACTTCTACTCCCACACTCCCCCTGGATGGGGAGTGGCATGCAGTTGGTTTTGCATGGGATGTTGCAGGTAATGCACTGTATATGTATATAGATGGAGATTTGTATACATATAATCCTGGCACTGCCATGACGACTCCAGGTCTTCCTTTAGTAGATGATCTGGCTACGTTGTACTACGGCGCCGTAGTCCCTATCGCGGAACTACAGCTGACGTCTGGTGTAGAGGCAGGATTAGCCGCATACCCCTACTGGATTGACCAGAGGACATGGACTCCGACGGCTCGTGTCATTGGATCAGATGGTTTCAGACGTGGTGTATCGGACACTACCGTAAAAACTGGTTGGGAACTTCTCGGGGAATATGCTCAAGATGAGCTAGCTTGGACATTTATAGACGAATATGATCGATTCGTATTCTATCCGAGAGGACACCTAGCCAGTCCACACAACCAGTTTGTAGCAGAGGAACTGGAATCCAATAGTAATGTTGGAGAGATAGATCTGACAGATGATATATCAAAGGTGTTCAATAAAATATCAATGACGTACACTAACATACCTGCACTTCAGACTAAAGAAGTAGCAATTAATGACTCATCTAAAGAGACATCACTACTGGTAGTCGAGCCTAGTACCAGTACACATGTATGGTTGCAGGTAGCTAATCCAATTACATATGTAGACATTAGTGCAATTGTTGGAAACGATGCGACTGCCGATGTCAAACCCGCTACTAACTACTTCACAGCAAACACTGACGCTGATGGCAGTGGAACATACGACACTGTGGGACATGTAGTCATTACTATTGATGATACTTGGTATCCAGATAAACTTGGTGTCACGATAACTACTGATGGTTTTGCTAAATGGTATTTTGTCAATACTAAAGGTTGGCCATCCATAGCGTTGTATGGCTCAGTGCTGGCCGGAGAACAGAGCACTGTGGAGGTACAGGACGCTTACAGTATTGTTGTACGTGGTGTACGCGCGCTTCCTGCAACCATATCTGGAGTCCATGACGCTCTTAGTGCTACTCAGATAGCACAGAGCATACTAGACGCTGTGTGTTGGTCTAAACCAAAACTTGACGTAAATGTATTGGGAGACTCCAGACGTCAAATCTATGATCGTATCATCGTTGATGGTGAGTACGGTCAATTGAGTCTTCCCAAAGATCAGTATTGGCGTTCTATGCTGGTAGAGCATAGAATAAATGGATCTGACTATAACCAGAAAGTTCAATTGGTACAGGATACAAGACAACTAGGTAAGTGGGTATCTGATGTTGAAGCTGATCCGGTTGTACTAGCAGCTGCTGGTGTGTGGGATGGCACAACCGTATGGGTAACCAACTACTAAGGAATTGATATGCCTATTACATACCCGCTAGTACCTCCTGTTGCCGGAGACTATACACGCGTAGGTTGGGCAGAGAATGCTACGGATGATATCAACGATCTGAATGGTCGTGTAAAAACGTACTTAGCTGAGTATCGAGTTACAGCAGCTACTGAAGCATCTGTGACGTTTACTGTACCTAGTACATTAAAGACTTTGCAGGTCTTCATCAGTGCACGTGGGGATTACGCAGGAGATTTTGCGAATCTATTGATGCGTGTAAATGGTGATGCTACCGCCGGTAGACATTCATATGCGCTTATTTATGGTGCAAGTATCGGTGTAACTAACGCAACTACATCAGGAAGTAATTCTGCTACATCTAGTTATATAGGATATATACCAGCAGCAACGTCTACAGCTGGTCTTTTCTGGCCTAATAAGCTGGATGTAGTAACCTGGTATTCCGTACGTAACACATACCCCTCATGGTCTTTCCTGGGTGGCGGGGCAGGACGTGCGGCTGGTGACTCTCCAGCATGGCTTACTGGTGTCGGAGACTACAGTGGTGCTGGTCCGTATACTAGTTTGCTATTTCTTCCAGGCTCTGGAAATTTTGTACAGAATTCGCAATTTTATTTGACTGGAACGTACTAGATTATGAATAAGGTTTATGATGACAGATTCACCAGACTTTCCAGGTGAAGGCATCTCCTATATTGGACCGGCATACGGATCTAATGCACATGATCCAGCGAATCAACGAATGTTGATCGTGATTCACTGTACGGCTAATGATGCTACACCTACAGAAGAAGCTACATACGCTAAGAATCGCAGAGATTCTAGCCCTACCAGTGCTCACTTCTACGCTGGCGATTTCTCACCTGCATTGGTACAGGGACTTCCGTTGTCTCGTGATGCCTGGCATGGTGCCAGTCACGTACCTAACCAGCATGGTTACGCTGTAGAGGTCACAGGGCAGGCGTACTGGTCTAGGAGTACCTGGACAGCAGATATGCGGGATATCCAGGCTACGGCCAAAGCAGTGCGTCTAATGGCACAACGTAGTGGTATCCCGTTACGTGTACTGACCACGGAACAGCTGCTGTATTTCAAGGATCATCAAACATTGACCAATGGTGGAGTGTGTACACATGCACAGTGCACCACAGTGTTTGGTGGCACACATACCGATCCTGGTCCCGGATTCCCAATGGATCTGGTTGTATCATTGGCGCAGACTGGAGGTAACGGAACTATGCTATCTGCTCAAGAATATGCACTCTTGGAATTGGCATCGGAACGTGTGCTGGTTCTTGTCCGAATGATTGCTAATTTACATGAGGTAGATGATAGAAAGCCCAGCGAGCCGAATCTACTTCGCGCTTACCTGATGGAAATGATGTCAAAGCTTGACACACTGGTATCCAGGCCAGTTTCGTCCGTACAGCTATCACAAGCTGACATTGATGCAATTGCTGGACAAGTAGCATTGTCTGTACAGTCGTCATTGACGAATCTACAAACAGATTTGGCACTTGTCATGGATAAGTTGAGAGCTACGGGAGTTACGCTGTCTCAGTAGAAACGTGCACCATATGAAATCTGCAAGTTGCATGCTCTACAATTAAATAATGGAGAATTTAACACCAGAACTGCTGACACAAGGTGGTCTGATAGGTTTTCTCAGTTTGTTTGCTCTGATGTTTCTAAAGGGATGGATAGTCCCCAAGGGAACGGTAGACGACATCAAAACAGACAGAGATGCCTGGAGATCTGCCGCAGAGACTGCTATCAAAGCTATGGATACAGTCAATCTACAACTGACAGAAGTCTCGGGAATTGTAAAGGAGGACGTAGCATGGCACCGTTCACAATCGCCACGAGCTTTGTAAGGCGCAAAACTCGTACTCCGTCACCGGAAGCACAGGATGCTTTGGTACGTGCTCGTGAGTTGGCAACGGAGACAGTGGAGTACGTAGAGGAGATTTGTCAAAATCTCCGCATTCGTAGTTCATCCAATGTGAGATAGCATAGACGATCGCATATGAGTGTCGCAACTACTGGTAGTTGTATTACCTAGACGTAAAGATCTTGCGTCCTACACACGCTATAATATTCATAGTAACAAATACCCTACCGTGGGAGTCTGGCCAAATGGACGTCATTCGTGGTGCTGAGATCACTGTCTGTACACCTCATATTCCACCGCGAAAAACAGAGATCATGCGATGTGTAAACAGTGTGTCTGCTCAGACGTACCCTGCGTTCGCGCACATCATCACAACAGACGTGTACAAGGAAGGTGCTGCTAAGACCAGGCAACGTGCACTAGACGCCGTATCTACCCCCTGGGTGGCGTTTCTTGACGATGACGACATGTTCATGCCAAATCATCTGGAAGACCTGATCAAATTCGCCCTGGACTGGAATTACGATTTTGTGTATTCATGGTTCAAAATCATGAAAGGAGGTATTGTTTACGAAAATGATCCCGTATTCCCCCCTGGGCACTATCTTGACCCATGGGACCCGGAGAATCCTAGACATACCACAGTTACCACACTGGTAAAGACAGATCTCGCCAAAGAGGCAGAATTCATCATGCCAGACGAAGGTGGAATTTATGAAGATGGTATGCGATCTAATGAAGATTGGGGATTCATAGAACGTTGTAATAAGATGGGTACAATAGGACATCTTGTCCAGAAAACGTGGTATTGGTGTCACGACAAGAACACTAGTGGTCTACCTAGTAGGTGGTAAGTAGTGCGGGTCTATGTCTATCCAGCTGACCGGTTTGGGTGCGGGCAGTACCGGATCATAATGGCTGCGCTGGAATTGCAGCGGCTAGGCTATGACGTGCATATTGAGTATCCAGGAGAGAAATCCAGGATAGATTGTGATATATACGATAATAATGTAATTGCATGCAGATATCCAGAAGATGCGGACGTTATGGTGTTTCAACGTCCGACACACAGGTATCTAATGCAGTCAATATCTCTGATCCGTGCACAGGGTACGGCAGTCGTTTGTGAATTAGATGACGATCTAGATACTGTGGATCCTAACAACCCTGCGTCATACGGACTTCGCAAACGGTTTGAGCAGATAAAGAATCCGCATACGGCATCGTATGCCAGGCAAGCAATGAAAGATGCCACGTACGTAGTGACGTCCACTCCGGCGCTGCTACGAAAGTACGCACCTCATGGTCGAGGCGAGGTCATCTACAACTATGTACCTCGGCGCTACCTGGATGTCCAACACGAGGACTCAGCTGTCATTGGATACGGAGGCAGCATCTTCTGTCACAGTGCAGATTTGACACGTCTACGTGGATCCCTTGGACGTTTGATGCGTGAAGGGTACGAGACAGTAACTATTGGATCATTAACTGGACTAGATACACTTATTGATCTTCCAAAGCTTCCTAGGAGTCTAGGAACCACAGCGTTTGAAGACTGGCCATCAATGATCACTAAAATTGGCGTTGGTGTTGCTCCATTGGCAATGTCAGAATTTAACACTGCGAAAAGTTGGTTGAAACCTTTGGAGTACGCGTCTGTCGGTGTTCCCTGCGTGATGTCGCCTCGGGTCGAGTACCGACGCATTCACACCCTGGGTATCGGAATTCTGGCGGAGAAACCAGCTGAGTGGTACCGGGAAGTCAAGCATCTCGCTGACGACGCTGTGTACCGGCAGGAGATGTCCGCTAAAGGGCGTGAGATCGTTCGTGAGCATCTAGTACTGGAAAACCACGCTACCCGGTGGTGGGACGCATGGACACGAGCCTACGACATACAAAGAGAGTCTCAGACTTCGAAGTCTGAGACTCTAAAGACGTGCAAGTGACTATAGTTCGATACGAGATAACATTCCTACGATTCGTTCTGCATAGACAGACGAATCGTAGGCAGCATTTCGAGATCGTGAATGCAAATGTTCTTTAAATCTTGCCTTGTCCTGTTTAGTGCGTATCGGTATAAGTGACTCTAGTACATGATCCCCAAATTCTTCTGGACAAGAGCATCCAGCGTCCTCTCCGTACATATACGTTCCATCTTTAAACCAGACCACGGTTAGGTCGAACTCGTAATTTTCGGTTGACCAATCAATACTGCTGACAACAGTCATACCGCTTTTTTCAGGATGAAAATATAAATTTCTGCTTAAAGACATGTGAACTCCTTAACGGTAGTTGTCTACATACTATTATCACTCATCAGGTGAATCGTTTGAATACTTCCGTCATGAGGCTATCAGGATCTAGCATCGCATCGGCTTCTTCTTTGCCGATGGCTTCTTTGTCATTGAACTTGCAGAAACCAGTGTCGTGATACTCTTCGTGCCCTTTCTCCAGCAGACAAACTCCGCCATGTGGGCAATACGCACCACAAATTGTCATGGATTACTCCTCTATAATTTTGAGATCTAAAGTTGTCTACACACTATTATCACTCCTGAATGCTCATCAATCAGGAGTGATAATAGATGAACTCATCCATCCGGTCACGCTCCGAGGCAGCTTCCGGACAGGGTATTAATGGCTTACTTCGATCTCGGTGCTGGTTTTACATTTTAGATGGATTTTTAGGTGATTTATAGTACTTTGAATTGATCTTTTCGGATCTGGACATCTAATGTCCAGATCATGTCACTCTCGTGAGATACGAGGGTATTGCTCCCTCAAACAGAGCCACTGCTCTAGATCAATTCTCTGTAGTATCTCGCCACAACTAGTTTGATGATGTGATGTCAAACACATCAACGGTGCAGTTGTCAACAGGTTTACGTTTCGCTTGGTTTCCTCGCGTCCCAACTTTCGCAATGGGATTCGTGACACGTTAGACTGGTAGGACTCGCACCTACTCTTTCCGATTGCGTCGGAAGTGCTGCTATTACACTACAGTCTAAACCGGCAGTTTACCGTGATGCCACACATCCTTGTGTCACCTGCCAGGAAGACTTACTCTGCTATAGTTTAGATTTGATCGAATGATCAAATCTAAACGCACATTTCGCATCTAAAATGGCAGTTCGTTTCCGGATTCTATGTAATTGTCAATGAACATGCTACTAATGCAGCATGTTTCGTTGGTCTGAAGGGATTCGAACCCTTATCAACATCTACGCGCGTTCTGTTGTGGTTTGCCCATTAACCTACAGACCAAACTACGAACTAGCTTATCTCTGTATCTTGTACTGATGTAACAGTATCATACGGAGAACTGCCAGTCAAGTAATATCTATGAGCGCTATCAAAGTGAACATGTACGATCTTTCCGCTCTTTGCGAGGTGTGTGAGTCCAGGGGATACGTACCTAGTATCCCTACCCAGGATCCTGGCGTATTCACCTACCGTCCCACCTGGATTCTCAGTAATAGCCTTTAACAGCTCCTCTGCCCGCTGCACAGTGTGCAGCGATGGGCCTCTAGGATTGCGAACTTTGGTTGTTTGATCTTCAGCCATAGTAGACATGGTACCAAGCTGTTACAGACACGTCAAAGCCCGTAGAGTGTGTCTTCTACGGGCTTTGACGTGTAACTACTCAGAATGCGTAATCATCGTCTGCTGATGTGCTATCTTTCGCGGACGGCATCTCAACTGGTTCTGCGTCCTCTACTGGGACGTAGTTCTTAATAGTTGCCTGTAGTTCCTTTTCCCAAGTCGTATGCTTGATTTCAGCGCCAATTTGGCGCCCTTCCAACATCTGTGCCAGCTGTTCTGGAGACGGCTTGTTGTCCCTCAAGAACTTTGAGGTGATCCCGAAAGCTCCTAGATGCCGGAACATGAATCGTATCTGAGGGTCTTTCCCGCCAAGAACGATGGTACCGAAAACCGACTTACCAACCTGCGGGTCATCTCCGATGACATGTAGCAGTAGGGACAGTTTTGGTGTTCCATCTTTTGTTTCAGTTGCGGTTGCACTAGTTACCCGGAATAGGTGTTTACCCTCCGATACTGGTTTCTCAGCCTCTTCAGCTCTGGAAGCCAAATCATCCCAGTTGATAGATGTCATTGTTTTGAGCCTTTCAGTTTGGTATGTGTTGTTTTCTGGTGCCTAGGTCAGTTATTAGCATTCCTATAGATGTCAATCATCATTTGAGATATGTCTGGATTTTCCAGCGTATTTGGTAATGCACCTTGTACACGTTCTCCGGTTACGTAGAGATTTGATCGTCCGATTCCTAGTTTCTGAACACGAATGGGCTTACCGTGTTCATCCTTCTTGGTGGAGTCACCGACTCCGAGGTATCCAGATATGTCTACCATATGCGGTAGAATTCTGCGAAATGCCCCTTCTAGAGCCGGACCGTACTTCTTTGAACGGTCATCTAGATCTTTCTCGGCGATGAAGAGCACGCACCGAGTCGGCGATCCGGTAACTAGTGGGAGGTCACGCAGGGACTGTACACGATTATCCATTGTGGTCAGGAGCGTACCCCAATCATCCCACTCGGCCTTACTATCTCCTTGCACCAGATTGCGCTTACAGCGCCTCTGAACATCTGATATTGAGTCGATTACTACGGTAGCGAACTCGTGATTTCCTGTGATCAGCCGGTTGTACACGGTTTCAAATTCCCCCCAAGAGGTTATCTTGGAGATACAAATATCCCAGGAACCATTATTGGTAGGAAGTTCCCCCCCTGGATTCCAGGTGACTTTACGGATCAAATCACCATTGAATCCTCTGCGTCTAATGAACTTCCAACTACCCTCTGAGTCAATGATCAGGGCAGGATACGGAACGGTGGTCGCAAGCGTGCTCTTTCCTACCTTAGGGTCCCCGAATATGAGCAAGGACAGGGACTCTTCAGGAGTGAACAGTGTGTTCGATAGGTTTGCTGGTTTCTGGTCTGTTGATTTCTGGTTTGTCACGGATGATCTCCATTAGTATTTTGTGCAGTATTTGTAGTGCATGTAGTGTCTCTTTGTGATCTTGTTTCAGGTTTTTGAGTAGTTCTGTGCCTTGTTCACTAATCCGTATGGTCATCTGTGGTCCCATAGTAGGAGTTAGGATCACTGACAGTGTACTGCTCTGCGAGAAGTTCTTCTACGTGGTATCCATCATCAAACTTGTGGCAGATAGCAAAGAATGGGCAGGTCCACACACAACTACCTGTAGGTGACGGGTAGTGTACTCCTCTGGTTTCCTCTTTGCGAATATCATTCAAAACATTAGGAAGTCCAGAAGCAAGAGACGAGATAGTTTGCGGATTATTATGTACTGTATGTCTCATATAAAACGGTGGCTTAGCTCTTGCGGTTCTGCCTACTTTCTTCAGTAAATTGAAAATTGCACCAGACGCATGTTGTTCGTCTGGTAATGTATGTTGTGCTAGGTATTGGTAGAATTTTGGTTGTTCTGATATGTGGGCAGTCTTCGTGAACTGCTCAAAAGATGCGCAAGTTTTTGTGTCTATTATGTATACTCTCCCATCTCTGTAGTCTTTAACAAGAATATCTATTTTACCGATCAAATGTATCTTTCCAAAATTCATTACGCACGGGTATGATAGTTTAAGTTCGGTCCCAATCACTTCAATAGTAGAATCAGCTCCCGTCTCCTGGATCCATTCACTGTAGCCCTGAACCATGGCGCGTTCAAGGTTGGCAGCTTTCACAAACGTCTTGAGTGCCGCATCTAGAAGGAATCCGCCTCCAAGCATCTCTACGATGCGATTTTTGTCTTGCTCAATGGCTAGTTCAAGCCCAGTCATCAGCATGTTGACGTCACACTCTGACTGGTAATAGTGCTCTAGTGCGGAATGTATCCGGGTACCTGTAGCCATCGCAGAGATTGGTAGTTCATCTCTACGCCGTAGACCTCTGGAGTACTTCAACCACCACTTTCGTCTACATTGCTTGAATGTCTGGATCTCTGAGTTCGAGATCTCCCGAATTCCTTTGTCATCTTTTGGTAACATCACTTCAAACATAACTATGCTCCTAAATGAGCGTAGAAGTAATTATTTGTTGGTACTCAGCATCAAGCATGTCAGTTCGTGAGTTATCCTGGGTAATTTGGTCTAGTCTTTCCATCTTCTTTTGTAAATTTCCTATTTGCTCATCTTCAACAGTATTACGAGTGACGACATCAATTATATGTACACTTTCATGCTGTTCTGATCCAATACGGTGGATCCTATCCTCAACTTGCAGGTTGTTCACCATGCTGTCTGAGCGCATGAGCCTCACCATGGTGCCGGCTCTGGTCATGGTGAGGCCCGTACCACCAGCCTGTATGGTGAACAGCAGACACTGCGTTTTGCCGGACTGGAAGTCCTCCAGAGCTTGGTTACGATGTGCCTCTCGCATGTCCCCAACAATCATTCCATAGGGAAGTCCAATGGTAGTGAGACGGGTGGCAGCTAGGTCTATCAGTTGTCTGGACTGAGCGCACACTACGAACGGTGCACTAGCGAGAGATTCTATGATCAGCTCTAACGCATCCAGCTTTGGACATGGTTCAACCAGATTGACAGTCCAATCTTGCCAGTCACACGAATCGTGTTTGTCAATTTCCACGTTTGCTTGCGCCAGTTGAAGTAGACGCAGTCTGCGCTCTAGATGTCCAGGAGTAGATAGTAGTGAGCCATCTGGTAATTCAGTTTGTAAAATGTCTGATATCTCTTTGTATGCTTTAGTTTGCTTTGGTGACATGTCTACGAAGTGGTAACTACGTACCTTCTTTGGCAATTGCGGAAGTACTCGTGATTTCAAAATTCTACGGAACCGCGGATTGAAGAATTTACGGAATTCTTCAACGGTATCTGGTTTGAGTCCAACGATGTCCATCCCTGCGTACGGGTTGTACGCCAGTTGGCAGTACCGGTCTATGAACTTCAACCGGGACGGGTACTCTTCCGGGCTAATTGCATGCATCACACTCCAGAGTTCCCCTGGGTGATTGGCAATAGGAGTGCCGGTCATCCCAATGCGACGTTGCACTGACGGTTGATGTGCCACATTCCATACAGCCCGGGTTTGCTTTGAGTGTGGATCTTTACAACGATGGATTTCATCTACAATGACTGATCTGAACTGAATACTGTTGAGGATCTTAGGGTGTACGTCACATCGGGAAGACTTGATCTCTTCCCCTACCCTTGGATCACACTCTCGGCATCGTGACAACTTGATGCTGCCGTACGGCGCCAGACGACTGTAGAGACGCACAGATTCTGTGTTGATGACTACCAGTGCAGTTGGGTCTTTAGACGCCTCTGTGAGCGTCTTGGTGCGTTTGGCAGCTGTTCCTGAAACTACGTAGATGGATGCTGCGGGAAACCACTTCCTGGATTCCTGATTCCAGGATTCCTTAACGGAATTCGGGCATATGACAATAGCTGGTAATACATCCTGTTTTTCAGAATGTATGACTCGAAGTAATGATAAAATCTGGATGGTTTTTCCTAGACCCATTTCATCACATAGTAGGAAGTCACTTGCAACCTTCCCAAATTCTACACAAGATGACTGAAACGGATACAAACCACTAACAGCATTTGGTCCACCGTCTACGCAGTCTCTGAGTGTTTCGGATGGTGTTACACGTACTGCTAGTTCCTGTTTTGCCCATTCATTGAGTTCTCTAGATATGATAAGAGACTTACCAAACACTCCACGCAACGTCATGCAAGTTGCCCAGGATAGGGGAAACTCCCATCTGTTGGACAGTTTGTGGTACCTAGATCCAGGTACAGTTACCAGGAGGTCTTTTTCTTGCCAAGACGCTGTGACTATGATCTTTCCATCTTTAATGTCTGCATTAGGCATTTGATTCCTTTGGATCATTTGACTCTTCTGGGTACAGATGTCCAGTTGTTATCATATTATGGTATTCTGTTGGGTAATGTTTGAGTAGATAGAATAGCGCATGCTTAGCCGCGTCATTAGCGTGCTCTTTGTGCACAGTGTACAAGCCGACACGTTGCAACAAGTTGTTTGACAGTAGCTTGGCTTCTCCGGCAGCCTGACGCTCGAATGGGATCCCGAGCGCTTCACACTGTACGGACAACGCGTTTACGACTATAGCAGCACTGTTTTGTGATGTATTCCTGACACTGCGCATTCCATGCACGAAACGTTCACATGCTATGTGACATGGAACATTTTCTCGGATGACTTCCAGGATCGCCGGAACTATGCGATCCGTTACTTGCCATGCTCTGAATCCACTCTCTGTGATCAACGCTAATCCTGTGCACTTTCCAGGATCAATGCCAAGAATACGCAAATGTGTCATACTTACCAGGCTATCTCACTCTTGGTTCCCCACCTGCGACCAGTAGCTACGGTAGCAGTGATAGGGACGTCTAAAATGCTATCATCATGCATAATATCATGCAGACTATCTATGACACTCGAAACCTCATCATCCGGAACATCCATGATAATTTCATCATGAACAGGTAGAATCATGTACTTTCCAAGCCCAATTGCGTCAAGCTCTACCAGTTTAAGCTTGAGAATTTCAGCTGCACATCCCTGGATCAGGTAGTTGAGTAGTGCATAGATCCTACCTGGATCAGCCACAAATCTACGTCTGGTTATCAGAGATCTGGCATACGCTTGCTTCTCTGATCTGAAACGTTTCCACGCGGTAGATTCGATCGCTCTGACAAACTTGTCTACTTCTGGATAATACAGGTTGAACCGACTAAAAAAGTCGTGTGATGCTTGCGCTGTTACGCGCGCGGTGCGAGCGAACTTCCCAGGTCCGGCACCATATATCCGGGCGTAGCATCCGTTCTTGACTAGACGTCTGCGACTATCACCTTTGTCAATTGCACTATCCTTAAATATCTGTTGTGCTAAAGTAACGAAGAAGTCCTCTGGACTCTTAAATGCGTTGATCATTTGTGCGCACTTGGAGTATGACGCCAATATGCGCATCTCAATCTGAGAGAAATCACAGAGGACCAACGTGTGTCCGGGAGAGGAGACTATTGAGTTACGCACGTACAGAGAGTCGGAGTCACCCTCTGACACCCTGGGTAAGTTTTGCATATTTGGCTTAGACATGGACATACGTCCTGTCCTAGCGCCAAGATTATTGATGGTTGGATGGATTCGACTATCAGCATCTGTTTCTGTGCAGAAGTGCTCTAGATATGTGGACACCAGCTTTTGTGCCTTACGATAGCGCAAAACCTGATTTGCTAATGGGTGGTCGATAGACGCCAGTACTTCAGCGTCCAGTGATAACGCCCCACCTTTGGTCTTCTTTTCAAAGTTGATTCCATCACTTTGCAGATATGCAATGATCTTCTTGTTGCTGCCTGGACTGAAGTCGTAGTCTGATTCGATCTCATATCTGAGACTTGTAACAATCTCAGCTAGTTCATCCTTTGCCTTACGTGCGTATGGCACGTCTACACGTGCGCCTTTAACAGTCATGGCTGCCGTGATCCACTGTGCAGCCATCTCTAGATCATACGACTTAGGTGCTTCACCCTGGACCAGTGGCCAGTGGTGGTCATACAGATGTATGGTAAGGATGGTATCCAAACCTGCATATTGCCAATATGGCCCGAAATCCAATGGGATGGTTGCCCATGTGTAACCGTCTTCACCGGTTCCCAGTGCCTTGTCCAGGCGATGACTGGCTTCTGCTGCTCCCTTGTCTACATGCCTAGCGGCCTGTTCTTTTAGTGCTGTGTGCTTGTCAGGCTCCAAGATATGAGACATTACGCGTGTATCACCAATGCGATGCTTTGGCAGCCTGATGCCTATCTTTTCAAGCATCAGCCTATCAATCACTGCATTGTGCATGATGTATTGTCCTGTGTATGAACGTACGAATTCTGAGAAAATTCCCGTAAACCCGTTAGGTCCTTCTACAGGAATGCACCATCCGTGCTCTCTTCCCCCCACCTGGATCGTCCGTGGCCGGTCTGTTTGCCTGTTCAATCCTGTCGTCTCTGTGTCGACTCCTACACTCCCCTGGGCATCCCGTGTTGCTGCCCAGGAGATGAATTTACAAGCTTCTTCCCAACTGTCTATTACGTGCAGCTGAATCCTTTGTAAAGACATTTATTGCCAATCTAGATGATTAGTCATATCATGTGCACTGTTTATTAGTTGCTTGATATATCTGGGTGCTGTCACTGCCGTGAGTCCGGACAGTTTACCTAGATGCTTCATCGCTCCGTGAGATATACGAGCACTAGTTAGTGACTTATGTGATTCTGTTCCCAATGCTAGCATATTGGGATAGAACATCTGTGTATACATATCTCTGACGTCATCTACATCATTTGTACTTATTATCCCAATAGTGGGAAATGCCAGGTAGTCTTGCAATATGTTACGTCGCACATTAGGACTAGCCAAATACTCTAGTAGACGTGCATTAGTTGTACGTCGTACCGGCACGAACGCCGGGATAGCTGCGCACACATCGTCGCTATAGTCGCGGCACAGTGTCCGTGATCGTGACGGGCCACAAATAACTACATCTGGATTAGTTGGTCCCACGTACGTCACGTACTTTGACAACCTTGCTGCTTGGGTGTCTTGTCTTCTTGCAATTCCAATCAATGAATCCACATCTACACGTACAGTGCTCCAATTGACGACGTTCATTGGCGATACTGCTTCTATATCATTGTATAATGATTTCCATATCCTTAGGGCATTGATATCGAACTTCTTAGTTCTTCTAAACAATACATCAGTTGGAGTGTCTACGTGGATGATCAATCCTCCGCGTGACTGTAGTACCATGTCTATGTACAGGCGCTCACCTGGCGTTATGTGTTCCTGTGCAGCTGCTGACCAGTGCCAGCTATCACATATGATGTTATGACCTGTGCCTGGTCTGTAGTCCAGTAGAGGAACGATTAATTCCTTGATCGGATCTACATCCTCGTCCATTTTCGGAGCGAGAATAGTAGTGTCTCCACCTCCACATCGACGGATTCTGTCATGCATAATGCATGACAGATATGACTTTCCCGTTGCTGGACTTCCTTCAATTACGATGAGCATTGTATACCTTTTCCGCAAATATTAGATGTGTACGCCTAGCTCGTGTGCACTATTGATAGCTGACAGACTTCTTTCAAGCGGTGTCGTCACGCATGGTGCTGATCCTGGTGCTCTAGCCAGGGTGAGTACCTCTAGGTAGTGGTTGCCTTCGAAGTGTCTGGCTACGTACCCGTGTGGCCGATACGCGTTAGGCCACGTTAGTTGTCTCCATAGCGCTACAAGCGCCGCTATCCACCTGGACATGGACATGTCATCCCCCCTGGATACCAGTTGTGCAAGCATACGTCATACCAGCTGTAACAAACACAAAGAATAGTATTTTAATCATGTTATTGGACAATGCCTTACGTAATACATAAACACCACAAATGGTGATTATGCTACAGGCTGTTACTTTAGGGTTGAGTGTCAGATAGTAGGTGATTTTGTCGAGAATGCTTAGAATGCTGATATCTGATTTCATGATTCTCCCTTGAGTAATCCAGGGGGTAATTACCCCCTGGATTGCTCATCTACTAGATGTCAATGAGAACGCTTTCTGGTCATTGCTTTACGGGCATCTGAGCGCGCTTTGGCACGCTGACTACGCTTGATGTGACGTTTCGCTGCTTCCTCTTCCTGAAACAGAACTACCTGAAACAAGACTACATGGTCAACAGGTGACACCTTAGGGTGATGCATTCCGTATCCTGCAACGCTGTGTCCGGACGGCTTGGTTCGTCCAGTTGTGTTGTGCCCAGGGTGCACAGGAAGCATACTGTGATGCCTAGACCACTTCTTCCCATTGGGACGATGCTGATTGAACGTTTCTTGTGTCGGTTTACTAGCTGGTTTGCTGGGTGTTCTTGTCGCCATCAATGCGTCCTCTCACAGCGTACCCATGTAGGTATCTCTGATGCACGGAACACCAGATGATATTCCGTCCTATCTACTCTGTCTCCACAAATCAGTAGATCATGTGGAGTACGAGTATCACGTCTGTTAATGTGAATTATAGTATTCACTATCTTATTTGGCATTCTGTGACACACTGGACAATGTGTCACATCAATATGCAATTCTTCATCCAACCACTGGCTCATGCTTTGTCCGCGTACACGTCGGCCAGGATGTCATCAAAACTGGCAGCTGTAGCTAACACTTTTCGCGCTACACTGCCTAACGTGTTATCCAGGCTTTTCGCCAGTATTTCGTAAACCATGTAGTGCGCATCTGTGACGTCTATGAACGTTCTTGGGATTATATGGAATCGTTCAGGATCTTTCATGCTACAGGACCAGACTAGCCATGTGCGATCGCTACCCTCTACATATCGAGGGTCATTCTTGGAGAGTCGGAAAATCTTAATTTCCAACCAACTACACATATTGCACATTACACCCGATACATCATGATTCGCACGATGACGGGTCCCTTTCCCACTCACATAGGCCAGGAGGTCACCAGTTACATAAACCTCACTACCGTTGTCCGTGATTACGTGTTCGCCACTAATAACAGGCATATGTGCTCCTCTAAGGATGATACGTCGGAAGGATCGTAGTTGCGTCATTGTCAGAGACGATGACGTTAGGTGCTGCACTCTTTGGTCCTCTAGGCTCGAATGCCTGATACCAAACGTCCAATGACGCTCTAACCAGTGCTTCTAGCGTCACTGTCTGATTCCCTGTGTCCAGGGTGATGGTAGTACCGTCTGCGTCTCTGATTACGATTTTCATTTGTGTTCCTTAACTGATGATTAGTAAATCTCTCGATGACCTGGTGACAGCAGTATATAGCCAACGATCATGATCTTTTTGTGATCCCGGAAGTCGTTCCTCCATTACCACTACGCGAGGCACCTCGCTACCCTGGAATTTGTGCACTGTCATGCAGTATGCATAGTCCCAGATGGTCACTCCGCCTACCCGCATCTGTCGTAGCTCGTCCTGCGTAAGTGTAGTCGGGCGGTTGAACTGAGAGATAGGAGCGCGTAACCCAGTTAGGATCTCCTCTGGCATGTCGTCAAGTGCCACATTAAACGTGAGTACCTGACTACCAGTATCAGTAGACGTAGATGAGATCGATCGTACCTCTACGATCGTTCCCTGTTGACCGTTGAACGCTTGTCTGCAATTACGTAGGCAAACGACACGATCCCCCTTCTGGGGAAGTTCCGAGTACCCCAGTTGTTCCCTGGTCTGCCTGTTGATACGTACCCGAGTGGCATTTCTTCCGCACAGGACAACCATTCGGTTCTCTGGATCCATGGCAGACTTCCAGTCCAGTTTAGGCATTCTGTGCTGACTCACTTTGAGTACCCGTGATGACGCTGTACTGTAGTTACCTACAGTGACAGACATAGATCCTTCATTTCGGATCTTGTGAGCCAACATGGTGATCGGGGATCCGGCTGCTTGACGATGAATGGTCTCCAACTTTGCGTGAAGACCAGCTTCTGCCATGAGATTGAATGAGTCTCGCCTACTGGACACTGGTGGCAACTGGCCATGATCTCCTACTGCCAGGATCGGGACCCCATACCTGGATAGGTGATCAAACATCTCACGAGACACCATTGATGCCTCATCAATGATGATGACCTGTAGTCCTTCCCACAATTTTTGACGCCGAATCCACTCCACATCAGTCTCTGTTACGCAATATGCTTGTTCGCCTGCGTCTAGGCATGGCTGACAAAAACCACCGGAGGGGAATTCTTCTCCTATGGCGGGCATCCCTCTGCCGTACGTGATCGTGTGTGCTCTACCAGAGCGCTTACACGTTACAGTCTCTCGCCGCAAGTAGATTAGCGAGTGAATGGTACTTACTGTACTTTCTTCCTTTTCCTTTCCGAAACGCTCAATGATACGTGTAGTACATACATCAGCAGCATCCAACTTCCGCTGTAGTACGGAAACTGCCTTTCCTGTGAACGCACATAGTGCATACGAAACTGGATCAAAATGTCTGATAAATTCGGACAATACGGTCGTTTTGCCTGTTCCGGCGAGACCTCCTAGACAGGTCAAATCTTCACATTCATGGATACGAGAAAGCGCCAGATTCGCAGCGTTCAACTGTTCAAGTGTCAACAGCTCAGAGGTGATCTTAGATGGTAAATCATGTGGAAATGATGGTAATACGAAGTTTAAGTCAATCACGTTAACGGTCCTGCCTTTAGACAGTGTATGCACAACCTGACTGCTACCATAGCACTAAATACCTGGACTATGATGGTGTTTACCTCTGTGTAGTGCGAAGTTCTTGTGTATCCACAACAATCACACTTTGACGAACGTTCTACCAGGTTGCTTATTAGTTCAGCGCATGACGGACACATGAACACTCTCGGATATCTGAGAGCGCTGAACATTGGTGTTGGTCCTTCAGCTACGTGAGCACACGATATAAGTGTGTCGTTTTCAGCGTGAGAGAACACCTCACGCTGAAACTCATTCACAGCACTATCCAGCCACTTCTTGAGTGACAATGGCATCTGGTCTTCAATGAATTCAGCAGTCCCTGCTGACGCCGAATTGGCAAGAACACTGCTCACCTCTCGTATTGCAGCTCTGATTTGGTCTTCTAGCGCGATGTCAGCTGCGCTTGGCAGATCTTCTTCTTCGTACTCACACATGTTATGACTCCTCTGATGTGGGACGGTTTAGATGCCGAGTAAGTTGTCCTATTCTTTCCCTGGACAACCCTGCGATCCTACCAATAGCTGCCGCTGTCAGCCCGTGACGTACATACAGTGTCTCAATGGCAGCATTGCGACACGCAACCATTCCTTGGATGATGTTGCAGGTGAGTGCCAAATCTGCTACGGTTTCCGCCAGTTGATCATGTCGTTTAGGATCCACAGGGAATCCTGGTCTTCTGGAAAAGTCGATGTCCATTCGTGGAGCATAACACTTTGATCATTGATTGTCAAACGTGTTGACAATCTACTTGTAGTCTAGCGGTTGATTGTCCCATCTTCCCTCGTACAGTTGTCTGATTTCTGACTCTTTGAACCGTTTTTGGTCATTTGTGGGCAAAATTATGTATGGTAACTTCCCAGATTTTGCCCATTCACTGATCGTCACAGTACGCACGCCGAATAGGTGTGCAACTTCGCGTAGGGTCAACAGTCGTTCAATCATACAGCCTACATTACACGCCATATCACCTGTTGGTAAAATAGAAATCTTAAGATATGCTGAATCAATGCGTGCAGGAAGATATGCGACTATACCGTCTAGAAGTCGTGCGAGTGAGCTACAACTGGCTATAGATGCACTACTTCCTCAGACAGATTTTATCGTAGTTGTGATCAATGACCCAAGTAATTCCGTAGTATGGCCTGAATATCCAGAAGATAAAGTATTATACATTTATGAACCAATGGATCCGCCGAACCTTAGTAAACTATGGAATATAGGTCTAGATGCGTGTTCGGCACACGCTAGGTCGAATGACTTCATCGAATGGGACACGGCAGTCGTCAATGACGATTGCACCGTCCCTCAAGGATGGTTTGACGCATGTGTCCAGGCAATGGATGACACGTGTGCCGTAGCAGCATCTACAGATATTACGAAACGTCGTAAGCATCCTCTGACACACTGTGCTCCTGGACCTGTAAACCTTTACCATCGCCTCTGTGGCTACGCATTCATGCTACGTGGCGAGGCAGGTGTGCGCGCTGACGAAACATTGTGTTGGTGGTATGGAGATGACGACATTGACTGGCAATCCAGGGTGCTTGGCGGAACTGTGATCGTACCGGGGTTCCCCGTAACACATACGCACCCGAATGAAAGTACTGTTGGCAGTGAAGTACTCTCACGTCAAGCCGGTTTAGACCGGGAAACGTTTCTCGCGAAATGGGGATCCCTCCCGTGCTGATGATTGACATCGGTGGTGGAACTATTCCCGCCCCTGGGCATATCAACCTGGATCCAGTACATGGACAGGGTGTCTGGAAACGCCGTGTAGAAGATGGGATACCAGCAGCGGATAAGAGTGTAGACGCGGTCCGGGCCAGTCATGTCATGGAACATGTATGTGCGGGTGAAGACCGCATTTTCGTGTTCAATGAGGTGCACCGTGTTCTGAGATCTAGTGGCGTATTCCATGTGATTGTCCCTCGGGTGATGCCGACTAACACTTGGCACGCGTTTGCAGATCCAACACACGTATCATTCTGGGTGATTGAGTCATTTCATTATTTTGATGGAACATTTGGTGCACATGCGGATTATGGTATTCTTCCCTGGAAAACGCTAGAACTTCGTACAGGTGGGGATTGCGACATCATTTGGCGAGGTACACCAAAGTGACTAAATTAGCTATATATACCGCAATGTATGGTGATTATGACGTACCAAAACCATTGCGTATTAATACTAATTTAGGACCAAATGTTGAGGTACAGTCAATTTTCTATACAGATACACCAAATCTTACAGTACCTGGATGGAAAGTCAGATACGTGCCAATGGCAGGTAGTTTGACCAATAATATGAAAGCCAAATGGTGGAAACTCAATCCGTTTGATGCATGCCCGGATACTGACATCTCATGCTGGGTCGATGCTGCTGTCACGGTGACAAACCCCAATTACCTTCAGTACTGCCTGGACTGCATAGGTAGCGATGACTGGTCATTGATGCGCCACGCAGAGCGTGACTGCGTGTACGCCGAGGCAACATTCACCGCAAAGGTAGGACGTGCGTACCCAGACGCGATGCGGCTTCAGTCAGAACACTACCGTCACCTTGGACATCCCGAACGGTGGGGACTGTTCGCGTCCACCACCAACGTACGCAGACACACGGACGAGGTAGCCGCTGTGTGCTGTGACTGGTGGTTCGAATGCACGCGATGGAGTCATCAGGATCAGGTGTCACTACCAGTTGTCATCCGTAATTCAGATCTTAAATGGAATACAAATCTGAAATGGGCAACTGGTTGGGGTCATACAGACCATAAGGTATTTTTACCAATCTAATCCAGCAAGGAGAATGTACTTATGATCGGTGTCACTGGTGGACGTGGTTTCATTGGTTCCGCTATTGTGCAAGTTGCAAAATCCAGGGGATTTGGCATCGTACAGTTAGATGTACGTAATGGTGTCAATATTTGTAGTGACAACCTGGATTCACTTGCACAATGCAAAACAGTTATTCATTGTGCTGGTATGCTCGGTACCGGCGAATTGTTTGATGTTGCGGATGAGGCTGTACACACAAACGTTGTTTGTGCACATCAGATCATCAAATACTGTGCGGAGAATGGCATTCATCTGATCACTATCCATATGCCAACCGGATTCCCCAGCATCTACGCAGCAACCAAAGAATGTGCACGTAGGCTGATCTCTGCATACCACAACGCTAAAGGACTCCGAACCTCTACGGTTCGCGCATATCACGCGTACGGTCCTGGTCAGGCAGTGGGTAAGGGACATCCCCAGAAGATCATCCCGACGTTCGCCTCGCGGGCATGGCAGGGACTACCGCTACCTGTCTGGGGTGACGGTACCCAGGGGGTTGATCTGATTCATGCGGATGACATTGCCCATATGGTTATGGATGCAATTAACTATACCAATGATGAGACGTTTGATGCCGGAACTGGTATCTGCACGTCTGTACTGGATGTCGCAAATGCTATCAATGACTACACCGGTAACAAGGCTGGTATCGAGTTCCTACCTATGCGTCCGGGCGAAGTGGCGGATCAGGTCTATGCCAAGGAAAAATTGGGATGGCAGCATCTTGATTGGCATCCCAAGATGGACTGGTCAAAATTGATGGATACGGTTGATGCCTACAAAGGCAGATACATCTGGGACAAGTAGTGCTTAAGGTAGTAATCTATAGTGCTCTCTACGGTGGGTATGACAATGTACCCACTGTAGATCGTGTGAAGGTACGTGTACCTTCTGGTGTCCAGTTGCGTAAACTGCTGTTTACGGATACTGATATGGAATATCCAGGTTGGGAAGTTTATCACATACCAATGCCTGGTGTTGCAAATGATATGCTACGTGCCAAATGGTGGAAACTCTCCCCATTGGATGCATGTCCGGATGCGGATGTCTCTATTTGGATTGACGCCTCCGTGACGGTGACTAATCCTAGCTTCCTAGGACGCTGTATATCGGCACTGGGTAATGATGACTGGACACTGATACCACATCCATGGCGCAATTGTCTTTATGACGAAGCTGCCTACTGCGGCGAGACGGGCATGCACAATCCAGCTGTAATGGCCCTACAAGCTGCGTACTATCAGAGCCTAGGGTACCCTACCGGCGCTGGTCTGTACGCCTCTACAGTGCTTGTACGGCGGCATACAGACGCTGTTGCCAGTGCCTGTTGCTCATGGTGGCATGACGTAACCAGATGGAGTACCCGGGATCAAGTTTCGTTGCCGGTGATCCTGCGAGAGCATCCTGTACCTCTCAACACCAGGATGCGATGGTGCGACGGATGGACAGTAGGTACGCACGTCGGCAAGCGCTTTACAGGTTGACACACACACACACACACACACACACACACACACACACACAC